TTAACTTGGTTAAATTTTGGTTAACCCTTGATTAAGTTTTAGCACTTAAATGTTCCGTAGGGTGTTAAAAAGAACTCGGCAGAACCCTTTCGGTTAGGTGGAAATGCCTCTACCCAATCACTTATAGCATCTATCAAAAAATCTCGGTCGTCTTCCATTGTGGATAAATTCTGATAGAATATTTTTTCATCGTAGTACAAGTCGTCCCCCAGTGGGTTTTCTAAGTCGGAAATTTCTAATCCATCTTCTGCTAGTAATTGCTCACAAGTTAAGTTTTCAGCAAAGATTTCTTGTAATTTACTGGTTGACAGTGTTTCTAGATACCGGAGGTAAGTAGTCATAATCGGTTTCCTTTTTGGTTGGTTGTTACTATTATGGCATTGTTTAAGGGGTAAAGTCTAGTGGACAGTTAAGGAACTGTCACACTCCCTACTTAACTAGGTTAAGTTTATGCAGGTCTTTTATAGCCGTTTTGAAGCGGTGTGTCAAGGGCTAACCTGATTAAGTCTATGTGTGTTTTTCTGGTTTCTAGGAACTCCGGACGGTTACGGGTTATCACCTTGAGTTGATACCCGTAGTGTTCCTCTAGGTATTTTTTATCCCATGAATAATCATAAAAAGTGGCAGGGAAAGTATTGTTAATAACCTCACAGGGGTCACATGAACCATGCTCCCCTACATATTCCCATGATAGACATTTATAGGGGTTATCGCAACTGACGATTTCTGGAAAAATGGCGATAATACGCCAAGTGTATTTTTCCCATTTACGGAAGATTACTTTTGTGGGGTTTTCAGTGGTCATAATTGGTTTCCTCGTGATGTTTTCATTATAGCACTTTTCGGGGGACTGTCAAGGGTTAACTTGGTTAAATTTTGGTTAACCCGTGATTAAGTTGAGGTTAGACTAGAAACTGTGCCATGCGAGCTATTTCAGCTTCTCTGATTTCTAGGAACTCCCGACGGTTTCGGGTTATTACCTTGAGTTGATAGCCGTATTGTTTTTCTAGGACTTCCTTATCCCAAGCATATTCATCGGGACTTGCCGGTACAGTATCGCTAATGACCCAATGGGGGTCACATGAACCATGCCCTCCTACATATACCCATGATAGACATTCATAAGGGTTATCCGTACTGACGATTTCTGGAAAAATGGCGATAATACTATTTGAGTATTTTACCCATTTACGGAAGATTACTTTTGTCGGGGAGTTGTCAGTAGTCATAATGTTTCCTCTTTGGTTGGTATGTTACTATTATGGCATTGTCTAAGGGTAAAGTCTAGTGGACAGTTAAGGAACTGTCACACTCCCTACTTAACTAGGTTGGATTGAGTTTAACTTAGTTGAACTCTATTCTAAGTAAATCCATCCACGAATGGCCATAGAGTCGCACTCACCAAAATTTTTTGAAGCTTCAGAAAGTCGGTCTAAGACCGCCTTATCACAACCTTTCTCATCCCAGAACCCAGAACCATAACGATTACGGTTTAGATAGAAGTTATGACCAACGTGGTCTTCGCTAAACCCAGACTCTAGAAAGATATTAATATCCTCTTGGTTTTCGCTTACGAATCGTTCTACATCATCCCGTGCGGACAGTAGTGATTTTTTGGTGAAACCGTGACCCATTTTAGGGAAATCCTCTCCATTTTCCCCCTGACAACACCATTCTGCGGCCGTTAAATAACCACTTATAAAGGGGAAAACATCATCAGGGACGTGGTTAGGGTTAAATTGGGGCATATTTTTGGCTCCTGTGCTTGGTTTTAAGGGTTTAAGTCTGTGTGTCAAGATTAAATTTCTTGCCAGAGTAGGTTTTTTTGCAATCATTACACTGGAACACGGAGTAAGGTTTTCCGTTTACATCCTTTTTAGTGGCTCGTTTCCGAACATTAAATGAACCGCAATGGGGGCATCGTTTTCCGACTAGGTATTCATAAAAACCTTTAGATTTTTTTAACCATTGTTCATCGGAAATAATTCCTTCTCCCCAATCTGATAAATCGGGCAAAATTTTGGACAGAATTGGTAATCTTGAATGAGTCATACGTTTTAATTGGTAAGGGTTAAATGGGGTTAGATTGGGTTAGGAAGATTCACTACTTGTCAAGGGTTAACTAGGTTAAATTTTGGTTAACCCTTGATTAAGGTTAGGACAGGGTTAATTCTAATTGGATACCGTCTTCCCAACGAGTAACATTAGTGCATCAAGTAAATCCGACCGTTGTGGTGTGCTTAAATCTTCAAATCCGAAACTACCATGTAAACCCTGATATACTTCACATATACTAACTGTTTCATCGTTTAGATAGTCTAAGAATGGATTTATGACCTTTAGTAAGTCTTCTGGGGATACCAATAGGTCTATTTCATGACGATACTTATAGGCTATTTTGTCCTCTAATTCTGGTAATATCTCCAAAATTTCCTTAGCACACTCATTACATCCTGTCTCGTTCCAATATTCCATCCATTTTTCATTTAGTATTTCACCGTACACTTGTTCGTCTAGCAGGTAATAAACGGTCTTTGTCTTCTCAATAAGGTTGTCAATCTCTTCCACTAGGGGACTATCCTTTTTTAACAGGATGGCTGTAAACCGTCCGAAAAACCCACGAAAACTAGCTTCTATACAGTCCTCATTGTTAATAAAACGGGATAGCACTCGATAGTTCGCCATATCCATTAAATCCGACGCATCGGACTGTGAATAGACAACATAATATCCTTCGTAGTTTATGCCAAAGAAGTTATCTTGGCATAATTTCAGGTGTTTCGCTTTCATTTTTTCCTTCCTTGATTGGTTTAGATTGGTTTAGATAGGGTTAGATAGGGTTAGATTGGGTTAGATTGGGCTAGTAGGTATGAAATCCCTTGCTATCGAAGCAAAATAACTCCATATAAGTTCGAGAAATTTTAGAATGAACAAAAGCCTTAATCTTTATTTGATTTTCTGGCATCCAAGCTTCTAAAGTAGTATAATATGACTTTAAGAAGCTTTTTAGTTGTGCATTATTCTTGACTTCTAAATCAAAGCTTAATCGATTTTGAATCTCGCCAGTTGTATCCTTAATTAAGCGATTTTCAGAGTTGCGAACTTCAAAACAAATAACAAATTTTTCCGACATTTTGCCCTCTTTTGTGTTTCTACTGTTTACCGATAACTGATAACTGATGACTGATAATTAATCCTCTAATTCCCAATCTACATAATCGAGATTATCACGCCAGTCAAGCAGATTGGGCATCTCATTCTCATCCCCAAAACTAAGCGTGATAGCCGGGTAGATGTTTTCAAGCAATTCTAAGGCTTGTTTTTTGCTAGAAGCGGGCAAGGTTACTTCCAATTCAATGCGAAGTATTCCAGTAAATTCTTTAAGTTTTGTCATTGTTTCCTCGTTGGTATCCATTATGGCATTTTTCATCTGGTCTGTCAAGTCTTTTTGGAGTGGACAGTTTAGGAAGTGTCCACTGTCTAAGCCCTTAGCTACGGGTTATATTAGTCTTCATCGGAGTAACAATCCCTGAATTTATATTCACTTTCAGGGTCTGTCCAGTCTATAACTACATTCTCCGATTTAATTTCCAAGTCTGCCATAAAATCAGTTGGCATTCCCTGAAAATCCCCAGTATTATACAGTAACCATTCCTCTATTCCTTCTTTAACATCTCCATTCTGTTTTATTTTTTCCTCAATGCCATCTAATTGATAGCTGTCTAGGAAAATCTCTTGACACTGTTCTTGACCGTACCAACCGTACCCGATTAGTCTTACGAAGCTTTTAACTACTATGTACTTCATGATTTTTGGTTTCCTGTTTGTTTTGGTTGATGTGTCTATTATGGCATTGTTTTTCTGGACTGTCAACCTTTTTTGGGGTGGACAGTTTAGGAAGTGTCCACTAGGGGTTGAATTGGGGATAACTGTCTCTCAAACGTCCCCTGTACTCTTGACAGTATTCACTAAAGTCAAAACTGTTACTTCCCATATAGATTGTATGCACCAATTGAGTACCGTGCAAATGGTACACCCTGCGACTGAAAAATCCTACTCCCCGTTCTATATATCGGGGGAAAATTTCCCCATTGGGTTTAGGGAGATTACCTATAAATATTTTGCTCTCGTCCACTTGTTTGACTCCTGTTTTTCGGCTTATGTGTCTATTATGGCATTGTTCATCTGGTCTGTCAAGTCTTTTTGGAGTGGACAGTTTAGGAAGTGTCCACTAGGGGTTTTACTAGGGATACTTCACATTGTTTTGATTGGTTCCCACTTGTTTGACTCCTGTTTTTCTTTCGATGTCACTACTATAGCAGTGTTTTCTATGGTAGTGCAACCCCTAGTGGACACTTTGATAATTGGCACACTGGGTAATATTTACCCCTCTTCCCTATGTTTAGTACAAGTGTACCAAAGGATGGGCTTCATCGGCTGACGTGAAAGCCTTATTTGTACCTGCAATTCATTTACCACAGGTTAAGATTTGGTTATGGTTGGCGGGAAAGCCTTATTCGTGCCTGCAATGTTTTTACACTTAACCCAGTCTTAACCTCTCTTAACCCAGTCTTAACCCAGTCTTAACCCATCTTCCCTATGTCTAGTACAAGTGTACCAAAGGGTGGGCTTCATCGGCTGACGTGAGACTCAGATTTGTGCCTGCAATGTTTTTTACGCCCTAAACTCCCCTTTAACACTTGGGCTAGTACAAGTGTACTAGGGGTGGAGGAGGTGTCCGCCCAAACTATATTGGACAAGATAATTATTCCTAGCTAGGATAGAAAATATGGCTTTAACTTTTGCCCCCCCAGTCCCCGCAAGTGGACATTATCAACTAGACCCTTTATATGTTAACTCCGGTGTTGACATCGTTCGTGCTTCTTACGGTTATGATTTGAATGGTACTGCTGATGCTGACCAATTACTTCAACGTCAAGCCATCATTGCTCTTTTAGAGTTTGCTATCGAAGATACCGCTTTCGTTAATGCTATTCAGGCAATTGCCGCTACTGCTGGTGTTACTACCCCTGTTTCCTTCGTTTCGGCGTTGGTTACTAAATTAACTGCTTAATCCGTCCTAATCTGGGTCTGATTCAGCCTTAACCAAGCCCCCCAGTCATGGGTGGGTATTTTTTTGTACCTATTCCCCTTATTGCAAGCATATTATTATTAAGTCCCAAACCCCTTTCCATAATGGTTTTTTTATTGCTTTTAGCTTCTTTAATGGTCTTTGCCATTACTATTGTAGCCATTGTTGGTTTACTGTTGGCTTACCGTCAACCTCCTGAACCTCAACGCTTTGATGATTTATCCGATTTCGATTTATTAGACCCTAGGGAATTTGCTGACCGTAATTAAACCGTCAACAACCACACATTTTTGTTGTGTTCTAATGGGTGATAAGGGGTCATCCTTTTGGGTGATGGGTGTGGATAACTTTAACCCCCTTGAACAGTACAAATGAACTAATATATAACTGTATAGTTATATAATTATATGGTCAAAAAGTGCTTTTTGTGTGGCTGAAATCAGCCCCTAACCCTAAACCTTCCTAATTTCGCCTCCAAAATGATGTATAATGATGTATATCAAACTCCTGGTCGGTATTGGTTTTCTCTGGTCAACCTAAAGGATTGTGAGACAATTATGAAAAAGAGTTATGGTGGATTTTACCATTATTTGGGGTTGAGGGGGAAAAAGAGTTATGGTGAATTTCACCATTATTATCTTAGGTGGAAAAAGAGTTATGGTAATTTTTACCATTATTATCTTGGGTTGGGGGGGGTGGGGATTTGTTGAGAAATGTTTCTTCGGTTAAAGCTCTTTGAGTGTCTTATCATACCTAAGATTGGCTCAGGGTCAGCCTTTTAGACTATACGCCCAATCCAGAAATTGGATTCTAAAACTATTTATAGAGGGATATGAGAAAGAAAGACGTTAGAATGAGCAAAGAGGTCGTGGAACAAACCAAAAAATTGTACCAAATCTATAAACTGGGAGGGGTGTCTGTTAGGACTTTAGCAGAACGGTTCGATATTCCCTGGACTACTTTAAGAGATAGATTTCGTTCCCAATATGGAAAACAGTATACCAAACATAGAGCAGATGAAGGGACTGTCCATGCTGTGATTAAAGAACATTTAAGTCGTCTAGAAGGTATTCACTTACGCAGGGCGGCTGAATGGTATCGGAAGAATCAAGCAGAACTCCTAATGCAAGCTCTTGAAGACCAAATGAATCCAGGGCAACGACCTAAAGTATATACCGAACGTCGTATGGATTCTGATACCAAAGCTATGTGTCGTTTGAACCATGATATAGGGTCTTCTCCTTATTTATCCGATGGTAGGTATGAACCTAAAATCGATGGTGAAGATTCAGACGAACCTTTACCATCAGACTTTTGGGATTAATTGGGTCTAACGGGGTCTAACGGGGTCTGACCCATCCTCAACCCTACCTGACCCCTCCTGACCCCTTTGGAAGGGGTTTTTTATTGTCAACCCCCAGTCTGCCCCGGTTAAGCTGGGGGGTGGTTCAAATGTACTAGACAAAGATGAACTGGGGGGGGTAGGGGGGGGTTCTCTTTTTTCAGGGCGACCCTTCCTATTCCATCCCCCCCAAGTTTGACAGGGCTTAACTGGGTTTGACCCCTAGACCCCCTTTTACCTTGGGTATGAGTATTTATACCTATCCCTAAAGACATAGTACGGGGTTTGACCCGACCAGACCCCGTTTAACCACTTCCACCCAACCTGACCCAGTTAGCTAAGGGTGGAAGTGGGGGGGTTCTTGGGTTTTTTTATGGAGACCTCCTTGATTCCACTTGGTCGGATTGGGTTGAATCTGGTTTGACCCTGCCAGCCCCAGCCTAAGCCAACCAGCCCCAGCCATTCCTTACTAAGGGGGTAGGGGGGTTAGGTTGGTTTTTCAGGGCGACCCCCCTTATTTCATCCCTCCCAAGTTTAACAGGGCTTAACTGGGTTTGACCCCCCAGACCCCCTTTTACCTTGGGTATGAGTATTTATACCTATTTCTAAAGACATAGTACGGGGTTTGACCCTGCCAGACCAGTCTTAGCCAACCAGTCCCAACTATTCTATACTAGGGGGGTAGGGGGGGTTAGGTTGGTTTTTATAACGGACAGTTATAACTCCGCACCTGGTCTGACCTGTTTTAGCCCGGTTCAACCCCAGTTTAATACATTTGTACTATATAAATCCACAACTGGGGGGGTTCGAGGCATTTTTCACCCCCCTAGTTTCCCCTTTAGACTCAGATGAAACCCAGTCTGGCCATGTTCAACCCAGTCTGGTCATGTTCAACCCCGTCTGGCCATGCTTAACCCAGTCTGGTACAAGTGTACTAAGGGTCTAACAAGTAGGGGGGTTACTTGAATCTGAAATTCTCTCCGAACCCCCCCACTTGCCCCCTTAGACCCAGGTGAAACCTAGACAGGACAAGGTTTCCAGGTTGCCCCCTGACTTCCCCTATTAGGACTTAATTGCCGTTGTTGATGATGGTTAGACCAAGTTTAAAATCTGTCAAAAGTTCAGTGTTTTAAGGGTTGCAAAATATTCACGCCCAAGTTATAATAGGGAAAGAGTCTTGAGGTCAAATTATACTCTAGGACAAACATTTAACCTAACCATTTTTAGGAAATGTATAAATGGATACATTTTGGGTCAAACTGGGGCTTAAGGGACACCAACATCGTCAAACCATTCCAGCATGGGGTTTGCGGGGGATTTGCCAAGTCGAAACTGGAGTAGATAGGGCTAACTGGGAAATTGATGCCCTGGACATAAAAAACCAAAGCAACCCCCCCACTTGATGGGTTAAAACAGGGCTATATCTTTAGAGGTAGGTATAAATACTCATACCTTGTACATAACGGTTAGTCGAGGGCAGTGCGGGGAGAATTAGTCCTCCCCTGTAGAAAAAACTGACCTACCCCCCCCCCACCCCCCCTAGGAGATGAGAGACTGGTTAGTCGAAGGCAGTGCGGGGGGAATTAGGTCTCCCCCGTAGAAAAAAACTTATCCACCCCCCTACCTACCCCGTTGACGGGTTAACCTAGAAACTCTACGGGGTCGGGACTTCAGTAACAACTAGGGGGGTTATTTTAGGATTCAGACCCCCCCTAGTTGGGAATTTAATACCTAAAACAAATAGGGTTTTATCAACTCTAAACAGGTTAGACATTGATAAAACCTATTCGCTATGTTAGCCTTACTCTAAACCAATTTGTTTGATTTTGCCAATTTCACAAGCCTTTTTGACAGCTTCAAATGGTTCTAAACCATCTTCAACAATAAATCTGGAAGCTAATTCTTCTGCAAACTTTAGCTCTCTTAAGGCTTCAGTAGGAATATGGTCACGGATAGCTCCTGATTCCTTAAGTTGATAGTGGTCTTTGGCTTGTTTTGATTTAACGCCTAAGACTAGCCCATTGAGATAGTCTGTAGAATTAGGATAGATGAACTTTTTGTAATTAGAACTTAGTTCTGGGTTATTTTCCAAATAATATTTGAAAGAGTCAGTTAGGGTGCGACGGGCGATTTTGCTTTCAACTCTGGTTTGGAGACGGTCATTGCGTTCTTCTTCAGTACGTTGAATATTGAAAGCATGGTCTAAGCGACGTTCTAAAGATTCTACCAAACAGGAAAAAGCTACGGCTTGGCATTTTTTGTTGCCCAGTTGAGCATAAGCACTTACTATAGTACAAAAGGTCTCCATACCCATAAGTCTAGCTAATGCGTTAGTACCCTCTACATGAACCTTCTCAACAGAAAGATTGTCCAGTGCCAGTAAGGGTTTGGCGTATTTTTTACCGGTTGAGTCACCTATAAGAATATCTAATGCTTTGCAACCATTTTGGGACATAGCATAGCTACCATCAGGTAATTGATACCCTTCAAGTTGGATGCCGCCTAATTTAATTGTGGCTTTTTTGGCTTTGTTGTTCATAGCTAAATTCCAGTCTGTGAAAAAGAATAACAGACCATAAATCAATTATAGCAATTTGTCAATGTTCAGACAATGTGAAAAATACGGAAATCCTGACCCCTGTTAGACAATAACGCCCAAAGCAGAAAATGTAAACCCAAGTGTACAATTAAAAGAGATATGACACCGGAAGAAATTAAACTATTATTAGAGGAATCGCAACAGGCGTTTCTATCCCAACTACAAGGGGAATTGGGAACGCTAAAGGCAGGCATCTTAAGCGAGGTAGACCGAAAAAACAGTGGATTGGCGAGTAGTCTACAAAAATCCTGGGATAAAAAAACCACTAAAGCACCCGAACCTGAGCCAGAATTAGAAGTGGAAGTGGAGACACCCAAACAGAAACTAAGTCTTCAAGCCCTACAGAAACAGATTGAAGATTTGAAAAAACAGTCAGAGGAAAAAGACAGAAAAATAGTTGCCAAAGAATTAGAATCCACATTAAATGCAACAATCTCCAAATTTAAACCGCTAGACTTAGGAATTGCGACCAAAGCCTTTAAGCTACAGTACGAGGATAACTTAGTTTACGAGGATGGTGTAGCCTTTGTCAAAAATGGGGATAATGTGGAAAGTCTGGATGAGGCGTTAGGAAAATTCCTAGAAACTGATTTCGGTAAAAGTCTATTACCCCCGACATCCAAAGCTCGTGGTGCTGGATTAAAACCCCAAAACAGTAGCCCTGCCCCCACAGAGGGGAAACGGGACATTCTGGAAGATTTGTTTATTGAGGATTAAGTTAAGGTTAAGAGGGTTCTAAAACAGAACCCTCCCCCCCTACCCCAAATTACCCCAAACGAGTCCATCATGGGTAGTCAGGCAATATAGAGCCTCGACTACCTTAATTAGTTTTAAAGTCAGAAACGGGGTAAGTTCGGGTAGTTTAGAGAGGGCAAACAAATCACGAATGATACCATCAAAAGCATTACAACGGATAACAGAAAGACTAACACAGATAGGGTTGTTATAGTCAGAAGAACCTAGTAGGGCAAGGCGTTCAGCCAATTCATAGGGGGCGGAGTCGAGACCAGAGATAAGGAAAGAAATATTGCAATGGGTCTCAAACTTTTCCAATTCCAACTGAAATATACGCATCTTAACACCTACCAATATTTAGACTTAGATTGAGCGGAGTAAAAAGGGGTTCGCCCATTTCCTATTATAGAGGCGAACTACGGCCTATTGAACAGTAGAAACCCTGTGTGGGATAAAACACAAAAGAATCTACTGAAAATAATAGGAAAATTAGAAAATGGCAAAGCTTAATTTAGCAGTAGTCAACACGATTTTTTCGGAATTGTTGACCAAAGAGGTAAACCGTGAAGCAACCTTCTTGTCGTTGCTGTCGAAGTTACCCGAACGTAAGTCCAATATCCAGTGGTCTGTAGGAGTTGGTGGAACGCAAGCAACGGGAGTAGCAATTACTGGTTCAGCACCTGCGGCCAGCCAAGACGTAACTATTCCGGCACAGTTACCCATCAATAGTTCTTCGTTACAATCTACTTTCACCTTGAACTTGAAAGAGATTGAGGAAGCTAAAGAAATGGTTTCCAATGCAGAATTACGTCAGTTGCTGTCTGCACAAATGCGTAATGCAGTAGACGAACAAGCTACTACTTTAAACCGTAAATTATACAATGGAACCGGTGCGATTTCTGATGGAGGAATCATCGGTCTATCCATTGCGGCTGGTACTGGAGATTATGCGGGTATTCCTTCAGCGACCTACCCTTTATGGCAAGGACAGGTCGTAGATTGCTGGGATGCCGCCGCCGCCGCCGCCGACAAACGCCAAGCCTTAAAAACCGACTTTATGCTGGAATTAGACCGTAAAATCCGCTACCGTCCTGGTCGGTATGACCTAATCCTAACTACCCCTAAAGTCGTTGAACAATACAAGAAAGTCTTTGAAGCCAATCGTAGCTTCCAAATCATGACTTTTGACGGCAACCGAGTTCCTTTGGTGGACTTAGGATTCAACGTGGCTGGTTACATGGGAACCCCAATCATCGATGATGTGTATTGTAACCGTACCCGTACTGCGGCTGAATCGGCCATTACCACTGCTCTCGGTACTGATGTTGACGAAGGTGTAATGTATTTCTTACGTCGTGAAGACTTAACGTTCTATTCCGCACCCGTACAGAACTCGTTTTCGGCTAACGGTGTTTATACCTTAATGCGTCAACTGGCTCAAACTAGCTTGTATGTGGACAACTTCGTAGTTGGTTGTATTGCCCAGTTGCAATTAGCCACTCGGAAAAACGTTGGAGTTATCCGTAATATTAAAGTCGCCTAAGACTTAATAAACCCTAAATCACCCCTTTAACGGGGGGTGGTTTTTTGTCCTTACCCCACGCCTAAGTGTACGGGAATCCCTACTGAAAGACCGTAGATAATGCTGGAAAAATTGGCATATAATGGAAGGGAACATACATTATAGGTCAAATATGGCTATCATTCCAAGCAATCAGACTGAATTACTCGCTTTCGTTTCCCAAGATGCCAGTGAACAAGGGAATTTGTCAATCCGTGGCGTGGCGAAAATGGTGGGAGTAGACGATATGTCTATCATCCGAGCCTGTAAATTTCTAGAGATATACATGGAGGATGAAACTATAAAGCCGTCCGATACCGTTCTACTATTGGATTATTTATCTGAAACAGATAGTACATTATTATCCGAAAGTTTTGTTAGACGCTTTGGCTTACTGGGTATTTATGCTTCGACAATCCATTTGTTTGATGGGGTGAGTTTAGGACAAGCTTATAAGACAGCCGCACTAAGTTCTGAGGATTGCCTCAAAGGATTATTTCAGCAAACTAACAAGGGGAAAAGTAAGGTTACAGGCTATATTTATTGGATACAGCAAGCTACAACAGGTTACACAAAGATAGGGGTTAGTGTAGACCCCTATAAAAGACTAAGTTCATTACAAGTGGCATCGCCTACCCGTTTAACCTTAATACATAAAAAGCGGTATAATAATTGTGATTTATATGAAATAGAGAAACGTATTCACAGACAATATAAAGAATATCATGTCTTAGGCGAATGGTTTGCGCTACCTCAAGATGTGGTCACTAATTTAACTAAGTCCAATAGTAAGTCTAACGGATTAGGCTAAACTAAACAAAATGGGGAGGGTCTAAAAGCCCTCTTTTTTTTGTCCTTACCAGTCTTAACAAAACTTAACATGGGTAAAACCACAACGCTCAAACTAAATAAAACACCTGCCAAGAGATAAAAATGCTGTTCACACCAGATGAAATATCTAGAATTAAAATAGCACTTGGGTATGAAGAATTTCCTAAGTATGAAGCTGATGTGCAGTTCATGCTAGAAGTGATTGAAGACGAAGTGCGCTATAACAGAATCTTATTTCTACTGGACAAAGTGGAAGAAATAGATAGTAAAATACAACAATATGTAGAGAAACTCTATGTAGAACAGGTAGAGGGTATAACTTTGAACTATGAAAAAGTGGTACTGGGATTGAAAAAAGAAGGTCTGCGGAGACTAAAAGAATTGTCTTGGCAGACCAACTTAGATATAAGAAACTCCCCGTTCAAAGGCGGGGAGTCAGGGTTTAGCTTTGTCGCCTATTGAGAAAAGGGAGGTAGTTTACAGGTTTCTGTTGTTTTGATTAGGAACTGGAGTTGCTCGGCTTTCATCAAGACATCAGAGTAGTCTACCCCATCTTGAATATGCCAAGACCAATATTTTAGGTCATCCATGACTTCTTCCAATTCCAATCGGGTAGCGATTTCTGCTTGACGTGCCATGTCTTTGTCTTCTGGGGGTAGAAATTGTACAGTACCGCCTTTGAAGGGGGGATTCTCGGTAATTAACCAAATTACTTGAGGTACGATACCTGTTTTTATTTTAGTCCAAGCAAGGTAATACTTTCCTCGGCAAAAAACAACTGCCATATCCCCATTTTGCTTTAACTCAGTCACTTCAAAAATCGCCCCCCCACAAGGTTCTCCCTCAAAACAATCTTGACCCCGTAGGATGAAGACATCGCCTAATTCGAGAAATCCCTTAGTCATATAAACTCCTTGTTAGTTGTGTTCAGTTTAACAGATTACAATACCGTTGTCAACCCTGGGATGAGGTGAAAAGACAACCCCATCCTTCAGAATCTTTGATGTGCTGTTCTAACCAGTGGTCGAGCAAATCCTCTGCATCATCCGTTTCCGTCTCAGCCAGAGTAGTCAGGATGTCAAGGTTTTCAATGAAAGTCCTAGTTTTCCGTGGTCAAAGGGACGGGTTTTACTCCTAAAGATGAGAATCTTGGTCAGAATCAAAAAAGTCCTTTGCTTCTAAATCGGAGTTAAATGGCTTAACCCATTGGGTAATTTTTTGGCGGATTTCAGTCCCATTAAGAATCCTGGTATCTTTTTCCATAGCAGAGTCACCAGACTCACCTGTAAAAAATTTACGGGCAGGAACCCAACCAATAAACCCGCCACACATCACAGATGCGTCGATGGCTACGGCAGTATGCTCTAAAGCTGACCAATGCTTTGAGCTAACTAGACGTAAAAATAGTTTAACATCCTTTTCCACATCCATATTCCCTTCGTGGTTTAGGTAAGACACTCTCGCACAACGAGAGGCTGACAGAGCAATGAGTAAAAGAGTATTACCTTTGTACAGTTCTCTTTCCTCATGGGTTACATAGGGCAGATGCAAACCACCATCTGATAGGATATAAGCAGAACATTTGTGGTAAGCCTCAAGCATTAAGCGGGCTACTTTTCTAATCTCTGGCTGGGCTTTTTCAGAAGTACGAAGTTCAAAAAAGTTGAACCATTGAGTGCCGGTCAGCACCACATCCACCATTTGAAAAGGCTCAGTAAGTCGGTTCACAATTTCTTTATGAACCCCAAGCAGGTTCAATAAATTAGCCCAAAACCGTTGGGAGTGCATGGAGCAGAACCATACAAGGTCAGCTAATTTAGCCTTTAGACCCGTCAGGGGCTTACCAGCTTGCATTCCTGACTTATTCGTACCCCATTGGTCAGGGTGATAGGGATTCTCTACTAATTTTCGGTCTTTTTTCTTAATCGGAACAGCCCGATTCGACTCGGTATTAGAGGACAAAATACGGTGTTTATTGAGTTGAGCTAAGACAAATCGGGGAATACGAATTTGAAAAGTGGTAATAGTGTCGCCTGTGATGGAATTGACACTTTGTTCGATGACCTTAGCGTGGTATTGGGTAGGTTTCAAGAATTTGCTCCTAATTTCTTAATTTTTCTGACTTCTGACTTATAAGTTCGCAGGGTAAGACCCAGAGTTTTAGCTATTACCTCTTGGGTAAGACCCATTAGACGTTTGCGGACAATTTGCTTTTGGAGGGGGGTGAGTTTTGACCAGAAGAGGTTCAGGGTCATTTGGTATTCAGTGGAATCGACTAGGGATGCCATATTGTCTAGGGGAAAATCTCGAAGTTGGCATTCCATGACATAGGTTTTGTGCCGAATAAGGCGGAACCTTTTGCGAATATCCAACCAGCAATAGCTGGTGAGCGTTCCTTTGTTGGGGTTCCAAGTCTTAAGTTTTTCTAGAACCAGACAAAGACCTTCCTGAAAGTAATCCTCTCCTTTGACTGACGTATCACGCATAGCACGACGGATAGCGGGGATTTGGGATTTAACCAAATTTAGTTTAGACGTTTCACAGGCTTGTTGTTCGATGGTTAGATGACAGTATTCCATGACAGAGGTTTTGAATTTTAGACGGCTTAACCCCACTCCACAAGCTAACTGCTCGTTTTACCCTAGTTAAAGGGGGTTTTAACCCTGATTGATTAAGCTTGGTTCTCACTTAACCAGTTTTTTGTTGGGTTAACCCCAGTATAACAGAGAGTAGATTAGGTGTCAAGGGGTTTGAGAAAAAATCGCCCAAAGCTAAGTTAGACCCCGCTTGGAGTATAACTGAGGATGCCAGAACAGCAAGGATACAATGTATCGTCACTATTTGTTTCGATAGGATTAGATACAAGTCCAGCAGAAAGAACTTTAAACCAATTTGAGAACTTATTGCAAAGTTCTGTAAATCGGTTAATCTTCACATTTACAGAAGACGTATCGCAAAGATTCGCCAGAAGTTTTGAAGGTCTAGGTCGTGGCATTGGTAACTCTGTCCAAAGAAGTCTGAACGAGGCTATGGGGCAAACCAAGAGAATTGAGAAAGAAGCCACAGAATCCTTAGCAAATATAAATAAAGCGGCTCAAACAGGTTTAAGTGAAGTATCAAGTGCCACAACTGGGGCTTTAAGTGAGGTCAACAAAGCCTTAAAAGATTTAGAAGCCAATTCCAAAAAAACCTTAGAAAACACTCAAAAAGAAGTAAAACGACAATTAGACGGTATAAGAAATTTAGCGGCATCCTCCAATCTAGACCAAGATAAGGTAATAGGGGCGATGGCCGGTAGTCTTTCTAGGCAACTAAAAGCGATGGACTTTTCGCAAATAGAGGGGAGTTTACAAGCTATTCAAAGAAAAGCTTTAGATTTAGGGTCTACACTGGAAAAACAGGTAGGAGACATAAGAAATAGCCTAGCCCAACCTGCGGAAGAATTAGAAAAGGCATTAAATAACTCGTTAAAAAAGACCCAAGAAGCAGTAGGAATAGCTGACAAAGCCTTAGAAGAATCTGGGGTAAAATTTGCTGAAAAAGTAGGTTCAGCCTACAAACAAGCATCGGAAACTTTTGCTAAAGAAGGAGTAGGTTCAGCAGAGAAAGCGATAAATAGTCTATCAAAAGGTGTAGAATCCGCAATTAAAGAATATGAGAGAGCGGTAGAAAGTACAGCCAACGATTTGTCTAAAAAAGCGCAACAGTTTCAAGTCTTGGGTACAACTGTGGCCATGGCTGAAGCCGAAAGACTTTATGCTTTAGCCAATAGTGTTCGTTTAACGTCAGTGAACACCATAGCATCAGTGAGAGAAAGTGCTACCCAAGCAACCCAAAGCATATCCAAAGAAATGGGTAAAGCGGGGAGTGAAGCGGGGTCTGCATTCGGAGGTGGATTTGGAGCGGCTTTAGGGGGGGTCGTTGGTGGCCCGGTGGGAAGTCTTCTAGGTGCGGCAATAGCAGAAGCCCTGGCCAACGGACTTCAGTTAGCTTTAAACTCCAGAATGGAGGTCATTAAAGCTACTCTCGGCGGTTATATGAACACGGTAGCCCGTGGGATGATGAACTTTGCCGAAGAAGAAAGGCGTATAAACATGGGTTTATATGTTACGGGGAAAAGGGAAGGCTTTGGACAAGATAGTGAGGAATTTAACACAAAATCTAAGGACGTACAGAGGGCAGTTACCTTGACTGCATCTGACCTGTCTTATGGACGGGTAGAAATTGCGGAACTATTCAAACAATTGGTAAAAGCCGGGTTTAATTATAATGAGATTATAGGTGGAACAACCCCCGAAGAAATGAGACGGGGGGCATTGTATCAAACTGCTGGTTTAGGGGAAGCAGTAGAGTTACCAGGAGACCAATTAGATGAAACCAGCATCTTAGTAAAACAATTTAAAATGGCATTCCCTGAAAATAGTATAAAAACTATTGTTAGAGAAATCGCCGCATTGGGACTGTCCACTCCTGCCCAATTTGATAGATTTAAATATGCAACTCAGGATTCGCTATCTGCGGCGGCCGTAGCTGGAATCCCGATGAGAGATGTGATGCAAGGGTTTGCAACGATGTTTAACTTAAGTACCCCTGAAGTAGCGGGTACAATGTTAAAAACCATCTACAACGGTATAAGTGGGGGTAATGTAAACCGCCAGATGTACGGGGTAGTGTCCAAGTATTATCAGGGAGAGGATGGGCAAGGAGATTTACTAACAGCATTAAGAAATCCTGGAGACTTTGCCGCAGAATTTGCTAGATTAGACACTGTGATGGATTCAATCCTGAAAAAGGGTGAGGCAGTGGGAATTGCGGGGATGGAGAATGTAACAGGAGACTATTACAAAAGTCTAGGGTTACAAGAACAAGCAGATATGAGGGCTAGAGGGGTATCTAATCTGTTCGGTGGTGGAGACACCTTCCAAATTGGTTATAGAAACTTAACTCTTGAAGGACGTGAAAAAGCAGAAGAACAAAAACGAGAGTTTGCCAACTTTAATAATGAGAAAGACGGGGAATTACTACCCGACTTCATTCGACTGCGCCAAAAGGGATTAAAGGGGGCAATGGAGTTAATCGAATCCACCAAAGAAAACGTGGAATCGTTTGCCGCTAAATTGGCTCCTGGTTTTACTCAAATGGTGCTATTTTTCAACAAAGTAGCCAACGAGTTAACTGCTGGTATGGAGAAGTTTTCCGGGCCACTGGAGAGAATATCTGAAAAATTAGGCGAAGTATTTGGCAATCTATCAGAGAATAAACTCATTGATAAATTTGTGGATGGAATTTCCAGTACAATGGGTAATGTTGGTAGAATCTTTGAGAACTGGTTAAACTCAGCAATAGAATTTGTATCTAAAGGGGAAAACGTAGATACAGTATTTTTAAATCTTAACAATCTGTTATCGGATTTTGCGGGGTTAATGCAAAACCTAGCAGTAGCATTTAAGTCATTTCTACCTTTGATAAACGAAGCCACTGGTGCATTATCTAAAGCGGGGGTAGAGTCCGAAGTAAGACAAGTTTCAGAAGAACTAAAAATCAGGGGAGTAGGAGAGGTTAGTGAAAGAGTATTTAACTATGGGAGTCAAGTAGGCAATGTAGAGGGAATTAAAATTACAAACTCCGAGGCACTAGGGACAGTATCGGAGGAAGAAGCTAAACAAATAGCAAAATCCATTAAGGGTAAAAGCTCTACTGCCACACAAAGTTATATAAGAACTGGGAGAGAACGGTCTCATGCTGGAATGTTTGGGGCAGTAACAGCCCCAGAAAGTTTTGCGGATGTGGATGAATCTACCAGTGTTGGGTTAATCCAACAAGGAATGAAAAGGGTAGAAGCTAACGGTAGAACCTACTATATAACCGGAGGTACAGGGGAGGGTCAGAGTCAGTTTTACGAATTAATAGATGGTGATTTTAGAAAGGCCACAGGAACAATCGACTCAGACCCTAAAACCCGTGAAAATCTGATAGAAACTCTAATGCCTAGGGAGGGGAATAATCCCCCCCCAATGGATTTATCAACGGCTGGTATGGGGTCATTCCTAAATCCTAAAATACTGGCAGAAATCGCTAAGGAAAATGGGAATCTTAAAAACCGTCAAGCCGCCACATTAGAAGCCCAACAATCAAGAGTTCGGGACTTATTTGGTAATAATGCAGTTTTTGATGAGAAAACAGGGAAAGTAAGAGAACAGGATAGTGAGGGTAACAGAGCAGATTTATCTTCTAGTAGTTTCGGTACAGAGGCATTATCCAAAACCCCTGAACGTCTGAATGCCTTAATCCGTACTGGGGCAGGTCTAGAGGGAAGTTCTGCGGAGCAAGCCCTAAGAGAAACGGCAAGCAGAAGCAAAATCACCAATCTACAAACAATTACTGGTCTATCTTCTGGTAAAACCAAAGGTAAAGAGGGGGAAGCCTTCTTATTAAGTCAAGCAGATGTCTTAGAAACGGTAAGGAGAAATGAGAAAGAAGGGGCGGACATAGCCAAAACTGCTTCGGAGTTAACACAAGACACAACCAAAGAATTAGAGGAAGCCCTACGGAAAAAGGGACAATTAAAACCTGCGTGGGATAGAATTAAGAAACAGATTGAGTCTGGAGAAATTGTAGGGGACAGCACAACGTTCCTAGAACAATTTATCACAAAAGCCCGTGAAAAGGTAAGCGACAATAAAACCCCGTTTGCCGAAAGAAATGCAATGAATGAGAATTTAATTGCATTGACTAAAGATTTAAACACGGATAAACCAAAACCTTTAGAAAAACCTGGGGCAGTTAAAGAAGGTGTTCCTGCTGACCTAGAAAAGTACCGTCGTCTTATTGACGATATGAACCGGAGCAGAATTGAGCAAGAAAACCAGATTCTCCAACTAAGGCAAAAATCTTTAGAATTGGAGCGTCAATCTTTTGTGTTGGCTACGGCATTTAAAGGACAAGTAAATGCTAATTTGGAGCAATTCTTTGGTATCTTAAGTCAGGCAGAAAATACCCTGTTAGGGAATCAGACAAAACTAAGACAAATAGACCAATTCTTTGTTGACCGTCGGAACAATCTTGCTAATCAGTTTAAAGATGTAAACCCGCAGGTAGGTGGGGGCATCCAGGACAACTATGAGGGTACGGGGCAACCAGTATTTGTACCTAAAGCATCCCCTGATAAAAATGTTAATGCACTATCTAAAGACTTGATAAAAGGGCAATTAGATGCTATCAAAGAGAAACAGAATGAAAGGGCTGAGATTGCTAAACAGAATGAGCTAATTCAGCGTAATCTTACCCAACAAATAAGAAATGCTGTAGCCCAAACGTTCCAACAAGCCACAAACACAGCAACTGGGTTAGCCTCATCTTTCGGGGGTAACAGTGAGTTTATGGTAAAAACCACTCAACTCTTTGATGGGGTAAGAACTCAAGGGGTACAATTAGCTCAACAAATACAAGCCTTAAAAGTTATTCAACAGACAAATCCTAGTGGTTTTGGGGCGCAGGATGCTAAAGCCCTCTCAGGATTAGAAGGTGTATTTAAGCAAATTCCCAGGATGCTGAAGGAAGCGTTAGGAGACGCACTTGCTTCCCTACTCCGTCAGGTAAATACTTTCTTCCAAGACCTATCAGAACGGTCTAGACAAAGAAGTAATGAATTGATGGGTATGGTGATGCCTGGTGGAGCTTCTTCGGGTTTATTGACGATTGTGGGGGACTTACAAAATAGTCTGTTCAAAAATCAACAAGAGAGTTTAGAACTACAACAAGAATCTTCACAGATAAGAAGACAAGTAGAGCTAAACCGTTCACTGGGGGCTGTGTTCCCTGACCAATTCTTTGCCCAAAAAGTATCGATGGGTGAGGCATCTATAGGTGTGAATGATGCAAAAAGAGGGGGGTTAGAGTTAGAAGCTAAAAATCTCCTAGAGACTTCCAAAATTAAAGCCAATATAACCTACTTCAACAGCTTTATTGAGTTATTTCAAGGAGCTAGAGGTCTTAGCAGAGGATTCAGTAGTGTCTCAGATGCTGTAACAGAAGTAGAGCAAAGACGAGAAGCAATTACTAAATCTATCTTCGACTTAGAAACTCAAATACAGCTAATGGAATCTCAACTTGAGACCATGAATAGTGTATTTGGTTCTCTGAGTTTAGTTGACCGTGAGAGACTAGAAGAAGGTAAGAAATATTTAGAGCAACAAAAACAAGCCACAATAGCCCTTCAAAAAATCAATGATGCACTAAGAGGGGAATTAGGGAAATTGGCAATAGCTAAAGTCCAAGAGGATGCTAGGGGTAATGCTCAAAGTGCATTGATGGAATCTAATTCTGCCCGGTCACAAATTCTCGGAATGTCAGATTCCCGGTCTACTCGTAGGGAAGCCGCTTCTATAGATTTAGAAAATTCCCGTATTGATGCAATAAAAAGAGTAACAGAAGCTACTCTCAAAAGTGCTGAAGAAAGAGCTAATATAGTTGCAGAATTAGCCAACATGGACTCAAATGCGGCTAAGGGTATGTATAACACACCTGAAGCTCAAGCGGAAATAGCTAGAAAATATGTTGAGTACCAATCTCGACTCATAGCAATAGACAATGAAGTTGGGAATGCCCGTGTGATGGCGTACAACAACTTAAAAGTCCAAGTTGAAAAATCTGCCTTAGAGTTGGATGAAGGCTATCGTGCAAACGTTCAAATAGCCAATACTGTTGATGGGGCTTTCTCCAATCTTTATGATATTCTCACCGACTCCAGTAAATCTTTTGCTGATAGAATGAGAGATTTTTCCCAGAGTTTAATCAAAGACTTTGGACGGATAGGTTGGGAACAATTGAGGGATGTGATTGTATCCCCCTTCAAGGATATGCTAACTAAAAGAGACACATCTGGGATATTAAACCCAAGTATGCCTGATTTTAGTAGGGTGGGGGCTAATTTAAACTTCCAGTCCGCCGCAATGTCCAACCCTGACGACCCGAAATCGAAGGAAAAACTCAGAGAGCAAATTTTAGCTGTAGATGCCCAACAACAAACAGCATTAAAAGAGTTAAACGAGAGAATGCGTCGTCAAATAGTTTCCTCTGCCAACATAGATGATGCGGGCAAAGCGGCTTCTACGATGTATTCAACTTTGGCCAAGGAAATTGCTAACAACACTAAGGACGCTGAATTATCTAAATTAATCTCAATAGGTTCTGCGAATGGTCAAGAAGGTATGGCAACAAATATTGCCTTACAAACTTCCATTCAAGAAAACATCAAAAACACGCTGTTGCAAAGTCAGACTACACTGAAAGAGATTTTAGTTAAGTTAAGCTCTAATACTGTACAAAACCCAACAGCTAATCCTCAATATTCTTCAACCGCTAACACCCAGTATCCTAGTAACTTTGGTGCTGAGATTCTACCCCCGCCTCCTAACGTAAAACCTGGTACAAAGCCCCAAACTGGCTCCCAGTCTAATGTTTTACCTGCTCCCCCCAGTGTTGGGCAAACTCCGGTTAAACCCCAACCTAAACCTAAACCAGTTGTCAATGAACAAGCAGTAGATTACCAATTGAATAACAACCCTGCCAACGCAGAGTTTAATCGTTTGTTCAAAGAGAGAAAGAGACAAGGATTGACAGGGGGAACCCTAGAGAGAACTGGGAAACCAGAAGTACCACAACCGCTTAAGGATGAGGACACCCGGAGGATTCTGGATGACCAGTTAAGAAGGGGGATGTTTAAAAATGAGAAGAATCGCACTCGTAGAAATCTACAGAATCAGTTAAGAAGTTCTACCCCTAATGAAACTCTTGTTTCAGGGTTAATGGGGGATATGCCGGTAGATTGGTTTGGGGCTTCAACCCCCACTTCTAACTTCCAATCCCTAACTAATCTCCAAATGGGTACAGGATTAGACCGACTTATCCTTGACAATCTTCAAACGGGTTCAGGATTAAACCCTGGCAATTTCTTAATGGGTTTAGGGCTACAACAAGGGCAAGGGCAAGGATTTGGTGCTACCCCAGCTTTCTCATTGGAAAATTTAGATATGCTCAGTGTCGCCTCCCAACAAGGGGGTGGAGGTTGGTTATCTAAATTTCTAGGGGGAATGGGGGGTATGAACTGGATGAGCATGGGTATGATGGCATTACCCTTTATCATGTCCCTATTTAATTCTGGGAAGCGTAAAAGATACAACTCCGGAGGGGTTGTCCCCGGTGCTGGTACTACCGATACTGTACCTGCCATGTTAACTCCTGGTGAGGGGATTTTAACCAACGCTGGTATGTCCAGAATTGGTGGTGAGAAAAATCTTTATGCCTTGAACTCTGGCAGTCTGAAAATGGGGGCGATTCAACCCCCCAAAAACTTAGGGATGCCCAATCTACCTACCGCAGAAGCCAACAAGAGTAAGAGTGCAATACCCGTTCCAGTTAAAACGGAGGCTGAAAAAACGATAGCCCAATATATGGGTGGTAATGAGGAATACAGCTTACCACCAATTGAACTATCGTACACCAGCACTACCATAGCTGGTCAAAATTATGTTACCGAACAAATGTTCAAGTCGGCCATTGAGCAATCAGTGGAACGGGCTAAAATGGAAGTTTTCGGTACATTAAAAAATTCCCCCAACACTAGGCGTAAATTGGGGCTTTGACCAGGTTTAGGGGTTTAATTGAAATTCCCTAACAGAATCTTTCTTCGTCTCTTAAGTCAAACTGTATCGCTCAAACTAAAAGAAACCTGCCTTAATTTCGGATGCCTTTAGAATTTCCGTCAAATCTAGCCCCCAACTTCTTTCATGTGGATAAACTACCCGATTACGGGCTAAAACTACATGAAAACGAATTAGGACGGGAAATTAGACGTTTTACAGAGACTACAGGGAATGAAACAGAGTTAAGAGTTCTTTATACGGGGATGAGGGCTACGGAGGTAAATACTCTTTTATCCTTTTTCAGGGATACAAAGGGGACATTTGAAGCTTTTACCCTGCCAACAAGTTTTTACTTAAGTCCTGATGAAATCACTAACTCTTTGGCAGGATTAGACGACACAGAAACTTGGCGTTTCCTAAGACAACCAATAATAAAAACAATTATAAGTGATATTTACCAGACCGAAATAAACCTTATTTCGCTGAAAGAACCACCATCCCAAAGTTCAGGAAATGTAGTGGGGTTTGTGGAATCAGTGGTTTTAAGTTTAACACCTTCAAAAATAACACTAGCCCCCCTTCTTGTTAGTAGGGTTTTTGATTCAATCCAGTTGGATTTTAGCGAGGGGGGTTCAACAGTTATTCCTAGAACTACCGCCCTACTCACTAATTTAAACTTTAGTCTAGCTAGTCTGACTACTTTGGCTAATGCGGGGGCGGGGGCATCATCTGGCAGTCTAAACTTTAGTCTACCCATAGTGATTCCCAGAATACCGGTGCTTATGGGTTTTGAATCTATAACACTAGAGTTAACACAAGGTAGTACAGGTTACTATGAATTAGCAGGATGGGATGAAATGCAAAGCATAATAGTTTCTGGGACTTTTACATCGACATTAAGAACAATCCATCTGGTGAATACAGGTAGTGGTGTGGCATCCACAACTTTACCCTCAAATGCCCCTGATAATTCAATAATCATCTACTCGGATTATGCCGGTACAAGTAGCCAAAGCCCCACGGGGTTTGGGTTAAATAGTTTTACCCTGAACGCTCCTGCGGGTCAAACAATTCAGGGGCAAAATAGTAGGGTTTTTAACGTTGAAAACACTTCTATTCAGTTGATAAAGAAAGGAACCCGTTGGAATATAGTAGGGACAGAATTGGCTACTGGAAATTCTAGTGGTGGTAATAATTTGCCAGTGGAGTCCCTTCAAACTCAGAACGGAGGTAACTTAGATTTAAATACTAATCAAGCTGGGAAAATTCTTGCAAATAGTGTCAACACCAGTAACTTTAATTTAACTTTAACTCAAAATACTTTATTTATTAACGGTTGGTACTGCTATGTAAGAAATGATAGTAATTGTATCATCACTGTAAATCCCTCATCGGGTGTAACAATAAACCATAGTAACGGTTTAACACTAGGTCAAAATGAGTTAGGATTACTAATATGTAATGGAAGTAACAATTGGTATTTCCAAAAGCTATCTAACTTTATAAAATCGATTGGGAACGGGCTTAACTTATCTGGAGCGGGGGCATTAGCAACGACACCCCTTACAGAATCCATGGATGGGCAAATTGACTCCCCATCAAACAAAACATACACTTTAATAGCCAGTGCTAGATATGGTTTCACTATTGAAAACTTAACAGTCTTTACTACCAGTGGAACTTGTACTGTTGCCGTCCAAATTAATGGGGTAAATGTAGGGGCATTAAGTGGTATTAACGTGACTAGCTCTAGTCAAACTGTTAATAGTACGACGGCCAAGACAGTAACCACGGGACAACGAGTAACCTTCGTGGTATCTAGTAACAGTAGTGCTAGTGAATTGGTTTTCTCTCTAGGAACCCTGAGAACTTAGACAATAACGCCCAAACTAAGTCTAGTAAACCCGATAAAAACCTATGCCATCATTTTTATTCAACGATGCTAAAACTAAAATTCTACAAGCGTTACTAGACCTTGATGGGGATACGTTTTATGCGTGTTTAGTAACAGCCAGTCCTGCGGCCACTGTAACCCAAAGAACCGGGTTGACCGAAGCTACAGGGGGTAATTATGCAATACAGGCTTTAACTGGAAGAATACTGGACAACCCGACGGCTTCGACTGTCAGATGGACATTCTCAAATCCTATTTGGAACAATTTGACTACTGCAAACTCCGCCCCAATAGTTGGGATGGTGATTGTGAAACAAGCTAGTGGAAGTCCTGCTACATCCGACCAACCAGTATGTTTTTTAGAGTTTAACACTGCTTTTACCCCAAGTGGAGCCACGTTCCAAGTGGATATTCCAGTTAACACCGGTATCCTAACCGCAACCTAATCATGTCTGGATTTACTTATCCCTCCCTAGTTCCCAACGTTATCGACAACTTAGAGTTGCCAGATTTCGGTGTAAAGATATACGACAATGATGACGGGTCTGAGACTCGGAGATTCGTTCATCAAACAGGGAACCATACCAAAATATTGTTAAAATATGAGGGGAGAAGTGAAATTGAAGTTTCGTCTCTAATCAATTTTTGGGGTCTGGTTAAGGGTATGAAGGAGGCCTTCATACTCCCTGAAGGAATTAATCGTCACCCTAGTGCTTACCAATCCGGTATTAGCTTATTAGGGGATACAACTCTTTGGCGATTTGAAGCCCCCATTAAAATTGTTACAGTCTTTACAAAAATTTATAATTTTGATGTACCCCTAATTTCAGTAATTCAGTAACGATAACGCCCAGACTATAGAAAAGTTGAGTGATAAAACTGATGACAGCCCAAGCCCCACACTTATCACCTGAACATTTCTATGGAAGATTGGTGTATCTGAAAACAAAGGAAGGTACAGAATACTACTTTCAGAATTTTCAGACAGCCCCCTACAGCTTTGAAGGGGAGAATTATCTCTATCTTCCTTTCAGTATGTTATCTAGTAAAGAAGATTTGGAGATAAGTTCGTCTTCAGTGGAGATAATGTTGGCCAACACTGAAACACTCAGAAACTTATTAAGGGAGACTGATATTAGAGGGTGTAGGCTTAGAGTATACACAATCTTTCCCGAAGAAGAAGGGGCTATTTATGAAACACAAAATACCCGAATATCTTCCTACTCTTTTCAAAAGGGAGTAGTCAGTGTCAGTTGTCGTTCCCCTGTAGATGCCATTTCTAATCAAATACCCTCTAAAGTATTTGACCCAGAAGTGTTCCCAGAGCTACCGTATGTGAACAGTGTAAAAACTAACTATAGACCCTTATAAATCATGGAAACACCATATACACCCACTCCCTCAGTATTTGACTTTCAAGGTATCCCCTATGCTTGGGGTGGTAAATCCTATAAAGAAGGACTGGATTGTTTTGGATTAACGAACCAAGTCTATAGAAAATTTAATTGTGAGCAGATTAATGGTTATGATTGGGTCTATGGGGAGTATGGCTCTGATTCTGATTTACCTACTGGTAAATTGGCGGAACTTTGTGATACTCTGGAACGAGAAGAAAGCCAAGTAATATCAACTTTAGACCTGGTTCTTATTGATTGGTGGGGTAAACACGGTTTAGGAGTTATTGTAGAACACATGAACCAAAAATATGTGGTATATACAGGGAGTGCTGGTACTGGAACTAGCGCATTTATCCCCCTTAGAAGAATTAAACAACGAATAGTTAAATCTTGGAAATGTGTTAAGGGGGGCGGAAAGTGATTAACCCTGAGAAAAATTTTCAAGACTTCTTTTTTAGTCTAAGTTTAAAAACAGAGTCTAAACTTGCCAATGTTCCCGTGTCCGTGGTTAGTGAAGATTTAAAAATTTATAATGGGAGAATGGGTGGAGCAATTGCTCTGGGTATTGTAGGGGGGGCAATCGGGTTTTTCACGGGGGGTACAAGTTTCCTTTTCACCGGTTTAACTCTAGGATTTGCTCTGGGTTCTGCCTTATTTGGCTCAGAGCCTAAAAAGAAGAAAAAACCCCGTGCGCCTAGTTCTTCTTTTTCCTCCATGTCTGGGGATGATATAGCAATACAAGGCTCCGCTATTCCAATTATTTATGCTAGTAGAAGCAAAAACCCTAAAGGGGGAGTTAGGGCTACTGGGAAACTAATTGCTTGTAAAGTGGAAAATCTTGGTGATTCAGCTTATCAGTACAATATTATTGCCCTTAGCTTAGGGGAAATAGGCACAATAGATTCCAGTCTAATGCTTATCGATGGCCAAACAATAGAGAGATTCTATGCTGAAGATTTAACCTTTAATTATTTAATTGGGACTCCTACTTACTATAATGATGCGGCACAGGGTAGTTTACCTACCGAATTTAACTTCTTTGGTCAGTGTATAACTCCTAACACCTATAATCTACTTGGTTCGTCCAGAAGGGCGCAATCTAAATCTACCTCCCAACAAGGGACAACGGTAGCAATTAATACTTGGCAAACCTCTAATTGTTATGTTTCTGGGCGCAATGGTAATTCAGTCCTAATAACAAAAAATGCGGGTTCAACAAGTAACCCCGATGCCTACGCCCAGTCTAATGAAAATGTTAGGGATGGGGGCGGTAGTATAGGTTGGAGTCTAACAAACAATCGTAGGGTAGCGGTAGGTTACGGTACTAGGGGTAGTAGCAATATTACTTATGGCATCCTTAACGACATTGTAGTTACCCCCCAGCCTGTCCCCCCGTCTCCCCCTCCCCCCGCCGAACCCCTTACTGTTACTACTTATCCCGTCGTTTTAATCCATAACGGTTCACCAGTAGCTATCTCCGGTGCAACTTGGTCAGTAAATGACACCTTTCAAGTTGAGTTGGGTAATGACGGGGGTAATAAAGTGGTTAAATATAGCCAAAATGGAAATCTCCTAGTGGCGTACTCCGGTGTGAATTGGGGTAGTCTTCCAGCTAAGGGGGTAATTTATGATATAGGGACATCCATAAACATAACTTCTTCTGTGGGTATAAGTTTCCCCACTGGTAATTTTGGGGTAGATGTTGTAAACTCTACTCAAGATACTGCCACACTGGTAGTCTATGAAGATGAGCAAGATTCTATTGAAAATTGGAGTCGCTTCACACCTGCTGAAATTTATGAGGTTAACTCTGCTAGATTTAGGGTACTAAAGAAAAACGATGCAAGCCGTCAAATCACTATTACCCCCTCAGTCAATATATCAGAAGATGATGACATTTATTGTGTTTGGGAATCTTATTATCAAACCAGTAAAAAAGTGACCAATATTGTGATAAATTTTGAAGGTATGTTTTTCTCTCGTAGAAAACCGGTTAATGCTGATTCTGGGAAAGCAGGAGGTAAAAAGTAATGGGTGGTAAGACGCAAGCTGACGCATCCAATTTTGAAGATATTTATCCCTATGGGGTAGCCTTTGATGTATACATACAACCTCTGACTAATGAGGAAGGTGAACCAATAGCTTTTTCTGAGGGAAATTGGCAATTCTTAAAGACAATTTTTATTAGGGAGAAATCTGAGAATGCTAAACAGTTTAAGTTTGAGATTCGTAATCTCCCTTATGGTCGCTACTATGTTAAGTTAAAACCGTATACTACTGCCCCTAGTAGCACATCAAATACCATAAAATTAAGTTGTACGGGGGAAAATGCGGAAATAACTACCCCTTACACTCTAAGAGGAAAAAATGTAGGCTTAAGGGGGGAGTTCTCATCGCAACCTTCTAACCAAGATATGGCAAAAACCATTAACTATGATGAGGAAAAGAGAATAGTATCGTCAGAAAGTGGTGCGCCCATCCGAATTACCACTGTTTCAGAAGTTGTCATACCCTCTGAAATAAGTAAAATTGCTAACTACAAGGGTGTAGCAATAGTGGGAGTGAAAATAAAGGCCTCTGACCGTATAAGTTCATCACCTGAAGTATCCTTCTTTGTCTCAGAAGGGAGAAAGATTCGTAATCATCTTCACTATGGGACTCAACAATCTCTGACCCCTTCAAATCAAATTACTGATACTACCGTAGACTATTCAGAAATCCCTGAGTTAACCATTGGTCAAACCAAAGTAAGAAACTTAGATACTAAACAAGAGGGTGGTGTTACAGCTTTATCTAATAACCGTATCACGGCGGGTATTACCCTAAACCCAAAAGACCGCTATATTGTTTTTAATTATGCGGCTTCTAATTATTTCCCAGATATTTATGTGGATTGGCTAATTAACCCCGAAGGTGGTTTAGGTGCTGTTATTGATGGGGATGAGGACATTGATTACTCCTCAATTGTAGAGACTAGAAAATTTGTCCGAGAGAATGGATTCTTTTGGGACGGGGTTATCTCGGAAACAGAAAGTTTATCTTCTAAAGTAACTCAAGAAGCTGGTCTATCCTTACTCTACCCTTATTCACCTAATGGGTTATTCGGATTGACTATGGAGAACGAGGATAGATTACCAATAGCAGTTTTTAACTCATCTAACATCCTTAAAGATTCCTTTGAAGAAAGTGTTCTACCTTGGCAAGATACCAGCGTTAACCAAGTGATTGTGGTCTATACGGATGGTACTGATAATCAACGCCCTGCTACCGCCGTTATAGCCCGTACACAAGAATTAGATAATGGCTGGGAAAAGTTAAACTCCATCACTATCCAAGCTCCTTCGATTACCAATCCTGAACAGGCTAAAACCGTGGCAGGGGTAACTCTTAACTCTAAACGATTACAAGACCGTAACATTCGATTTAGAACTGCCACTCAGGGTTTATTCTTATCCCCTGGTGAAGCCATTTTAGTTCAACATCAGACCACTGAATTTAGTTATGAACTGTCTGGTTATGTGACTGAGACGGAGGATTATGATACCTTGGGGCAAACACAAAGAGTTCTTTTATCTCGTTACCCTTCACCATTTATAACTTCCGATTACCGTGCCACAATCCAACTCCAGACTACCGGTGAAGTTATCACTGATTTGCCATTTACTCTGGAACAAGTGGGTGGTAAAACTTATATGAATCTTAGTGAACTACCGTCGCCCGTATCCCTGTATGACCCTGTGGTTGTTGGTAGAGATATGATTGAAAATAAAGTTTATCGTATACAATCTCTTTCCATAAGTGAATCAGGAGAAATAAGTATCGATGCCGTAATTTGGTCGGATAAGCTTTTCGATTTCACTAATCTGGAGTTTATTTTCCAATGAGCAATCTTTCTTTTCCTGCTATAACTCCTGATTTTATGCGAGAGATTGAATTACCTCCTTATGGTATCCATATAGTGACATTCCCTGATGGGGGGGAAGTTCGACAAGTCCTATCAGAGCAAAGCACAAAGTCCAAAGTCAAACTAGAGTTTATTAACCGTAATGCTGTTGAAGTAGGAAATGTGTTAAACTTTTATAAGAATACCAGAGGTGTTTTTGGTAGTTTTACACTACCCCTATCTATTTGGCGACACCCTCTAGTATTGACAAATGCCTATTCCAATCTCCTGAAAAATATTGTCTGGCGTTTTGACCGTCCAATTAGTATAAAAACCATTAGACAAGATGTATACTCTTTTGATACCTACCTAATATCCGTATCGCCTGTAACACCGCCTAACCCCAATAGTTTCCCTGACCAAATTCTATGAGTTTCCCTAACTTTCACCCTACAAGAATTGAGGGCTTTACTCTCCCTGATTTCGGACTTCTAACCATTGAAGACCAAGCAGGGGAAGAGCGTAGAGCTATGCAATACACTGGTGGTAGGGATGCTAAGTTGGACGTTTTTTTTGAAGGGCTTAATGAGTCTCAAATTCTTGAACTATTAGATTTCTATAAAAATATTTATAGCTCTGGGAGGGGGTTCGGTTTCCCCTCTAACTTTTTTGTCGGGCAAGAAATTTACTATGAGGCTTTGAAAAAATCTCTAGGTAAATTTTTACTTTATTTTACAAGCCCCCCCACTGTAAAAACTCTATACAGTGGTATCTACAGCATAAGAACACAACTAAAGGCCAGTAATGCCTTCATTTCTGCCCCCTCCAAAATATATGTCACGTTACAAACTCAAACTTCTGTTAGTGCTATAGCCTCCACAACTTTTGTTGTTTGGAGTCAAGTGTCGGGTTCCCCTGTAACTTTCTCTGAACCTAACAGCTTAAACACTCTTGTGACTTCTCAAGGTGGTGTTTTTAACACTGTCAACGGACGGATTTTCTTAAAAATAGCATTGGTTGATAACCTTGATGTCTTCAGTCTTGTGGAGATAGTACCTTCCCCAACCAGTTTCGATGTTTTAGGTGGTCTTAGCTTGTACCCCTCTGTCCCTGAACACCCCTCTAGCTTAAAGGTTTCCCCCCCTTTAATCTTTTCCCCCGCAGACTCCGAGGAAGCTTACTTCAAACGCAAAATAAATATTGACTCTGTTAGTTTTAGATGGTCTTTACCCGCTCAACCAGCTTTCTTAACCCACTTTAATATTGAGGTTTATAACAAGCCTAATTGGGAATCTGTAGCTACTACCGAATCTAACTCTTATACTCTCCCCCCTAAAACTACTTTTCGTATAGTTTCTAGTTACAATATTGGCGGGCGTATCTTTTCCGTCCCCTCTGATATTTTCTATGTAGACCCCTTGATTCATCTTGATAGCTATGGTTATGGTTCAGATACAGTTAGCGAAATAAAAGTTATCCCTTCTTTCCTAGAGAGCCGAGTTTTAGATTTATTTAATACTCAAAAGTTTCCAGAGAGTTTTTGGGATACCACTATAGGCTTTGTAGGCTCAAACCCTAATGAAAACCCTTTGCCTCTTTCCAACAGTTTCATCTTTGCTTATTCTCTTTCCAGTACCAACGACTCCCCCACTCAAAGTTCGTGGCACGCCCAAGTTTCTGTTATAGGCGGAATTAAATCTGTAACTGACTTAAATCTAGGTGGGGTAGTAATTGGCTAATGTTTAAAGCTATTGGTGAAGTAAGACTCGTTATTACAGACACTCAAACGGGTCAACAAAAAGAAATTATAAAGAATAATACCTTCACTGAACGAGGGTATCAGGCGGCCATGAACTTGAATGGGTCTGTTTCAGGTCTAAAACAATCCCCATTTTCTAACCCCCAGAATATGGTAATTTCTACTTCCAGTGCTACCCCTAATCGGTATACTATTTCTGTTCCAGATATTATTGATGAGTGTCAAGACCCTTCTGGTGCTTCCGGGACAACCTGGGTAGAAGCTACAGAAGATACACCGATGTACGGTGAATTAAGGGGTAGATTAACCTTTACAGGGGCAAATCGTACTTTTCAAACTGTCGCTATAGTAGATAAGGGTTCGGGTGCGGCGGGTGTTGGTTTTACGACTGCCAATGCCTACGCTTACGTTAGATTTGAGTCCCCAGTCACTCAAGCCTCCTTTGAAACCATCGACATTTTTTATCGGGTCTACTTTATTAACAGCCCTGGGTTTGGTCTACCACTAGGGGGAGACTTTGTAAGACATCTCGGACGGCGTTTATTCGGTTTTGAGTCTATTGCCGAATTGATTGGAAGTAGCTCAGGCTCAGAGGAAAAACCTGGTCAGTATCCTAGTCTTACTAGCGTCCCTAATCCTGATAGTTATAACTTTTTTGCCGTAAGAGATACACTAGAAACCAACGTCTCAGCACAACCTATTAATAACGGTAGTTCTGGTTTGGCCACTTGGAGATATAATGAAAGCACTTCCCCTAGCCTTAGTTTTACCTTTGGTGGAACTTCCATAGGTCTAGATGCTTTCACTGGACGGGTTCTCAATTCTTTAGCTTTCGGGGTTATTCCTAGTAATAATAATCGGTGTATATCTGCTTTCCGCTTTGCTGACCCTAATCGAAGCCCTATTCAAACCTCTTGGGGTAAAAGAAATGGCGCACCTTCAGCTTTTTACGATGCTTCCTGGAGTGCCAACGGGACTGGTAGGGTTATCCCTTCTGGTTCTTGGACGGGTTTTTACCCAGATATGTACCGTGTTCGCATTGTGGATTCTGGTAATGTGGGTTCAGCAACTTATAAGTTAGAACGTCAAAGATTTACTCACTACAACGGAAATTCTTGGGGACAAATTACTGACACCCCGCCCCATCTCTCACGGGGTAATACTGCTATCCCCTTTCCAGATTCACACGGACATCAAGATTTTCTTAATTACAAGGCTTTTTCAGAACGTAAGCTAATACGTTGGGATGCTACAGGTGTAGTCCTAATTGATATTTTCAATGGGGAATATAAGGTTTTTGATGCTGATAATGACCTGACAGTTTCCAACGCTAATTTGCCAGTTACAAATATCAAACAGGTAGAAGTTGTTAATGGTCTCATCTATGTTGCTTGCTCTAACACGGGACTTTGGAGAATTAACCCTGCTGGTGGTACAAATTCTATAACTTTACTATTGAATGAATCCGTCCACGGAGTTACCAGTATTTATTACCAAACTGGTTTAATTATTGTTGCTGTCACATCTAACGGATTTAGATGTTCCGATAATTGGTCTACTCTGTTCACCCCTTCTTCTACTTGGATTACTGATTTAGGTTTCTTTAGAGCTAAAGTAATTGTAGGTTGTAAGTCGGCTAATCGTCCTAATGGTGAATTGGCTCTCTACCTTACTAATGGTTCCGACCGTAGGATTGTTTGGTGGTCACGGACTATTGCTAATGGTAACGCTATTGACGCATTTTCTTCAGGGGGTTTATTTGATTTAGAAAATACTATTCAATGCTCTACTTTTGGTGATTTTTGGCTTGCATCTTCCGCTAATAACAATACCAGGACTATGACGTTTGGTTCTACCAATAATCCTGTACTAGGTGGAGTTAATATTCATTACATGGACAATAATATCCCTGTTTTAGGGTTTTTTGATGAAAAAAATTCATATTATTTTTCTGCCCATTACAGTAATGCTTATGATGTTTTAATAAACGGTTCGGTTACGAGAGTTGAGGCTGTCAGTCCTTCCTACCCAAGCAATTCACCCCGTCCCCCTGGTACTCTTGTTTATCTGGGTAGAAATTTAGTATTTTCTTTTGGTAGTATTTATACTTGCTCGTATGGGTGGGAAGAATGGGGCTGGGACGGCTCTACCTGGGTTGAGGGTCATTCAGGCTCTAAACTTACCCATAGCGGCTCTCAAGCCATTTTAGATGGTCTTTCTGTTCGATTTGAGAATGGTTCGGCTGGTACTGCTTTTACCACCACTGATTTCTACACAGTTCCCGTTTGTTACGGGGTTTTAGGGGATAACGCCCGCTATGTGGACAGTTTCATCACAATTACTGCCTCTAATGTAACCTATCAGTCCAACATAGGAAGTTTAACTGTACCATCTTCCCCCCCATATAGTCTCCCTTTACCAGCCTCTACAAATTCAAATTTTGCTGGTTTAATCGGTTCTGATGTAAATTCCATTTCCGTTTCTCTTAATGGTACACCCGTTCCTAATTCTAACTTACTTTTTAATGGGGCTACCCCTCCTGAAGGCGGTTTAATCTCCTTCAACAACACCACTGGGACTGCCTTTTTCCATCCTTCCGATGCTGGAAAAACTTTCTCTGGTTATTACTCGTATTTGACCTCTGGTTAGACAATAACGCCCAATCTGATGACAGCAGGAGGTTTTTATGAGTTTAAATTTAAATGACTTAGGATTAGTTGATGTAGTTAGAGAAATTGTCGATAGTTTACAGGCGGGTGTGGTACACATTGTTCGTCCTTCGAGTATTGCCTCTAACCCCTTTGAGAGTTCGGATAACACTCCCCTTTTAGTAGGGTCTTTCCCTTTAATATCTTTTAAGGATGGTACAATCCATGAAAGACTTCAATTTAGCTCCAATGCTTCTGGTATTTTCAGGTTTAAAATGGCTATTCCTAATGCAGAGGTCTTAGTTGGGGATTACGCATTTATTAATTGGTCTGAAGGTGTCCGTATTATTCCTGCTGTTGTAAAAGAAGTTAATTACAATTTATCTGCATTATCTCCAGTTACGGTTAATTCTAATGAGGGTGTTCCTTATACTTGGACACAGGTTCAGGAGTTATTAGCCGATGATTAGAAGAAATAATTCAGAACTTAATAGGTTTAAACAAGATGTGCGTGTTAATCTCTTGGAAAAAGCCGAAATGGTTGCCCAAAGAACTGAGGGCGTTACTGTTTCTGTATCAAATGATACTATCTTTCTTTCTAGCGAGACTTCTATTCCGGAAGAAATTCTAGACCCAAAAATGCGCCCCCTTTCAGATGAACTTAAGAAGGAAATTGGAGGCTTTTAATGTTAAGTATTGTTAAGCTAGAATCGGCTATTTTCACCCTATTAACCTCCAAATTTCCTCCTTCTTCAGGGATTACTTTTTCTAGTAATTATCCTCGAAGCCAAAAAGAACTCACACAAAATAAAACAATTGTCTGTATTAGTTCTATTTCCGATTCTGTGGAAGGTAAGATTATTACCAGAGAATTACTTCATCCTTTAGTTTCTTTAGCCATCTTTAGTATCGATTATTTCCGAAATAGACAAGTCCAAGAACTACTTATTTCTACTTTAGACTCTAGTAGTCCTTTTGAACTTATAATGCCCAATCAACAGGCTTTTCACTGGTTTTGTGAGAGACGTTTACCCCCCACGTTTACTCCTTCCTTAGAAATTTACTCTGGGGCTGTAGATTATCGGATTTTGCTTAGAGACTCCCCACCCCTGAACCGTAATTTCCAACCGTTGAGCATTAATTTAAGCTTGCCAATCGTTCAATAAATTCCCTAACGCCCAATTTCATACTTGAAATCTCTATATTTGAGGCTACTTTAATGGCAAAACGTGCCGGCCCTGCGCTAATCGAAATCGGTGAAGGTGCTTCCAAGATTACTTTGACTAATGATGACCAGCTTAATGATGCGGTTATCATGATTGAACGGGATGAGTTCCAACTTAAATCTCAAATTTCCTCCAAACCAGTTGGATACATTAAGGTGGGTATCGAAACAAAGCTAGAAATCTCGATTGCGGAGATTGATGCCGCTCAAATCGCTTTACTATTCGGCACTCCCCTTGTTACTGCTACTGACACGGTTAACTCTGTTAACTACACTATGACCAAAACGGAAGTTACTGACCAAGCTGGTCAGCTTATCACCGGTCAAAAAGTAGTTATCAAACCCTACCCTATTGTAGCTGACCCTGGCACTACTGCTCCTACTACCACTACCTATAACGGTAAAACTTATGCGACGATTCAGTTAGCTGAAGACGCTTTTGATGCTGATGTTGCTCTTTTTAAAGCATGGGAAAATACAGTAATTACTTTCCCCAACGGTGCGCTCACATCTATTAATGGGTCTCGTTTATCGATGGGTTTACAGACGCAACAAGAATTAAAAATTACAATCACCGGACTCCCTGACCCATTAACAGGGGTGAGAATGATTTACGGTGACGCAAGTATCGTATAAATACTTAGCCGCTTAGAGCTAATTGCAACCACTAAACCCCCTGCTCTGCGGGGGGTTTTTGTTTTGGCTGTTCCCCCACTGGAATAGTCAAAGCATCTTCCACACTCCAGCCTTTTTTAAGCCTGTGTCTTAATGTGTGCGGTTTCATACCTAACTCTCTCGCCCAGCAAGAAACAGTCTGAATCTTCCCATTAAATTCTACCATGTTTAGGTGGTCATTTACGGGGGTTTCAAAGGCTTTCTCTACTGACCAACCGTACTTGTTTAATCTAACACTGAGGGTTGATGATTGCAAACCTAATTCTTTAGCCCATTCCCCTAAACTTTGACTTCTACCCTGATATTCAATCTGGGGGATATAATCACCAGACGGGGTAGTTAATGCTTTATCCACGCTCCAACCCAAGTCTATTATGCGTGAACGAACACAACCTTCATCGAGTCCCATTCGTTCTGCCCAATGTCTTAGCGGCAAAATCTCCCCCCTGAAAGTTAGTAGACGATTGTTTCTTTTGTTAGCGGCTTGTTCTTCTAGCGGAATCCATTTGCAATTTTCAGGACAATAATCACCGTTAACATCAATTCTTTCAATAGAGTATCCTTCAGGACATTCACCCATATCTTCTAGGAAGTTTTCAAAAGAATTTAACCAACGGTCACACACTTTAATCCCTCTTTTCACATAACCCCCATTAGGGTCTTGATTAGAATTAGTGCATCTGGCTTTCATTGAACGCCATTTAATATATGTCGGGGACTCCCCAATTTTAGGACTATGCCCATGCTTGGTTTTAGTTTCTATAACTCTTTCTAAGTTGTAGCAACCGCAGGAAGTAGTTTGACCCTTTCTCAAGTTACTACCTCTAACTGTAGTTTTATTTCCACAATCACAAACGCAATCCCACATAACCTGTCTGAAGTTATCTCTTTCCGGGTTCTCGCCCGTGACTGTTAATCTACCAAATTTCTGCCCTAACAAATCCTTTTTGCTAATTACTTCTTGTAGTTTGCACCCGCAGGAATTAGTGTGTCCACCTGTCAAACAGCTACTTACTGTAGTTTTGGTTCCGCCACAGTCACAAACACAGTCCCATTGAATTTGACTATTTTTTCTAACTGGGTTTTCTCCCACTACCGTCAGTTTTCCAAATCTTTGTCCCAGTAAATCTCTCTTAGGCATAAAAGCTCCTTTAACTCTATTTCTACATCATAAACCCTTACCCGTCTTTTGTCAATAACGCTCAAACTAAAATAGGACACTTTTATATTTTAACTTGGCATGAAAAAAAGTTCTGGCTGTAAGAAACCCAAAATGCCTAAGCCCAAACCCCTAAAACCTAAAAAGGCTTAGTCTCCCCAAAAAAACCCCATTAACTGGGGTTTTGCAGTATCTAGGCTTGGTCTCCCAATCTGCCAAATTTAATTGCTTTCCCTTTTGACTGGGGTTTACTGGTGTTTTCACTATACTTGGGGGTATAGGCTTTTGAGGCTCCTTTGTCTCTAAAAGTCCCGTCCTCGTTACGAAGGACTAACCATTCTTTAAACGTCCTCCAAACACTAAATTTCCCAAAGGCTTTTTGTTTATACGCCCCCCCTACAGTTTTTACTTTGTCTTGAACTGCTGACCCCTTTCTTTTATTATTTCGTTTCTTCATTAAAAGTTTTAACCCAAGCTCTAATTTGGGCTTGGGCGTTATTGTCTAAGTACATATTTGTTTAAAAACGCTCATATTTGTTTATGAACACTGATAACTGGTTTATGCTCGTTCCTTCTAGAATAGCCTCCTCCAAATTAGGGCTTCACCCCCATACCCTTAGAAAATATTTTGATGACGGTTTGATTAAGGGGATTAAAAACCCCGCAGGTCAACGATATTACGATGTTGAATCCTATTTAGCCGACCCTCTTGACAAACCCTCAGTTATCTGTTATGCTAGGGTTAGTTCAAGAAAACAGTCTGCTGATTTGGCTAGACAGGTCGATTTCTTGAAATCAGTTTACCCCGATTCGGAGATTATTACAGATGTCGGTTCTGGACTTAACTTCAAAAGAAAAGGTATTCAAACCCTATTGGACAGATTACTCTCAGGAGATTAGTTCACTCTTGCTATCTCCCACCGAGATAGACTCTGCCGATTCGGATTTGAATTGTTCCAATACCTTTTCCTCAAGAACGGTGGAACAATCGTGGTTCTCAACAATACTCAAACAAGTCCCGAACAAGAACTTACCCCCTACTTACTATCAATCCTCCATATTTTCAGTTGCAGAGTCTACGGACTTAGAAAAAACAACAAAAATATCGAGGAAGATAAGACTTTACCCCGACAAAACTCAACAAAATCTACTGAATGAGCTAATCTCTCAATATCGGTTTGTTTACAATAAAACTGTAGATTTGCTGATAAACGGTAAAATTGGGGCTAATTGTGATTTAAAGACTAAGAAAGAAAGAAAAGGTTTGTCAAGCTATGACATCCGTGACACATTCTTTCAATTTTGGTTGGAGAAACACACTTGGTTAACCAATTGCATAAACATAAATACAGTAAAGGAGGCTATCACCGAAGCTATCAATGCCCAACAAGTAGGGTTTGCCCAATTAAAAGCGGGGTTAGTTGAAAGGTTTGAGTTAAAATTCAAATCTAGAAAAAAGCCCCGACAAACTATCAACCTAAAAAAGGAAATACTCTCAGCTAAGGGAGTGTTAGCCCCCCGAAACCTAAAACTAGAAACCCCCCTAAAATCAGACACAAGGGGTAGTTTTGATGGTCTAACCCTCACAACTACTGGGGGATTGTTCTACCTAATTTATACTGAAGATATTGCTAATAATCCAGAAGTCGAAAACCAAGACCTAAAGATTGTAGCATTAGACCCTGGTGTTAGAACTTTCCAAACTATTTTCTCGTCTAATGGGGTTTTCGGTAAATTTGGTCAAGAAGCCATTAAAAGATTGGCTAAACTATGCCATAAAGCAGACAAAATCCAATCTAAAATAGCTAAAACCAAAAACCAAAGTCGGATTAATTATCTAAGAATGTGGCAACAACGAACCACATTAAAGATAAGAAATCTGAGGAAAGAACTCCACCACAAAATTAGTAGATTTCTAGTAGATAACTTTGATGTAATCCTGCTACCCTGCTTTAACACCGGTGAAATGGTTAAAAAGAAGGACAGAAAAATCAATAAATCTACTACCCGTTCAATGTTAAATTTTGGACATTATGAGTTTAAGGAATTATTAAAGTTCAAAGCCAATAAATTTGGTAAAAAACTAATAATAGTTTCTGAGGCTTATACCTCCAAAACCGTATCATGGACAGGGGAAATAATAGCTAATCTAGGTGGGAGGAAAGTAATCAAATCTCAGAGTAACGAAAGTTTAGACAGAGATTTAAATGGAGCCAGAGGAATCCTAATAAAATTCTTAACTGAGCTACCCCAATAGGGAGTTACTACCCTTACATATTAACGAATGTTAATGTTTTAGTAACCGTGTTAATGGGCTAGACCCCAGATACTAGAATAATATCTGAAATAGCCATATAATAGAAGCTACACAAATTAATGCCAAAACCCCATAGACTATATAATTAAGCAAAATTAGTCTGGAAATCACATTCAAGTTTTCCCAAACCAGCCAAGATACTACAAGGGTTAGTGCGATGAAACCTAAAGCCAACATATAGATAACCTCAAAGTCTAAATTGTTTAGGGGTTATTGCCCCTGTTTATAGGGTATACGGTTTATCAGAGTTTGTCAAGGGTTTTGCAAAACTTTATTCCATCCCCGAAACCATAGATTTAACTTCCTCTAGGGGGATTTCCAACTTCTGCGATAATTCAGCCATTAAGGTATCTAAAATCCCTTGTAGGTTATCTCCTCCCTCAACATACCCTACACCGTTTAGAACCTCAACTACAGTAGCATCAGTAGCCATAGCTAAAGCACTTGCCACTTCCTGGATTTGCATATCAAGGTCAACTGCTACCGTGGCTCCTGTTTCACCTTCAGCTTCAGCTTCTGGTTCTGCTTCTGCCTGAATCTCTTGCATATTTCGCATTTGTTCAGATATGTTTTCCCATTCTGCTTCAGGGTCAAATCCTAACAATTCTTGTGCTGTCTTAACTGATACAATCTGATTCAGGACTAAAGAACTTAATTCCTCCATAGATAGTTCAAAATGTTCTTCTGGTTTGAAAGATTCCTTAGTTTCATTTTGAATAGTATTTTGTTCATCAATAGAAGCATTAGGAGTTAAAGCTCGTTGTAAATCTTCAGTTACCAATCTCATCGCAGTGTCAGCGATTGGTGTTTCTAGTTTCTCCAATCGGGCAAGGCGGTCTACCTTAGCATCAACAGAATCTAGAACGAACTCATTCAACCCTGAAACTGAAATCATTTCGGCTTTATCAGGGGGTAAACCGTGGGCTAAGGCTACCAACTTATAACAGTTCTCTAGGAATCTTAACAATTCCTCACCATAGGCGGTCAAAGCTTGTTCTTGGCTGATAAAGTCCATACTTTTGGCCACACCCGACTCTTGCATTGGTCTATCAGTACCAGCAGAAATACCGTTACTAAATACTAAATCTTTGATTCTAGATTCAATACCTTGTAAATAGCCTGTAATAGTGGAAATCGCTGAACCAGTAGTCTCATTAAAGCTAAATCCTGACCCAATCAAAACTCTATGATTACCAGTTTGTTGTTTGGCTTCTTCAATGTCCACCATTTTATCAACAGTTTCCGCCATCGGAGTAAATAGTCTTTGAATCTGTCCAGCCAAATTAGCAGTATAGGAAAGATTATTGTGAACTCGGATGTGTTCTAGAACCAAATAAATGGCTTCTTTGACTACCCATAGATTCTCTGGGGCTTGAATCTTAACTACCGGAATACTATCTCTACCATGTTCAATAGTTGATTTCTTACTGACCATGTATTCTTTAGTTTCTAAGTCTAAACCCATGACAGGACTAGGTGTACCATCTTTTGCTAATTCTACTGGACACGAATAAATATTTATTTCTTTATCATCAATAAAAGTCCAGTTTAGGTATACTCTAGGAATACCCACTGGGTCATATTCAGTCATTAACTCTCTAATTTTTATCCATTGTAACCGTCCATCCTTTTCGTCATAGTGGACTACTTTACAGGGGTCATATAGGGCAATATAAGGCATTAAACCTTGTTCATCTTGTTCCTTACGGTTTTTAGGTAGGTTCTCAGTATATTCAATATCAATTACTGCATAAACTCGTTCATACTTCAAAAGTCTGTAAAATACTTCTTTAATAAAGTTCTTTTCTTTTTGGTTATTTCCATTTACGGATTCCCTAAATTTAGCCCAGAACTTCCCCTCGTCTCCCTGAGTTCCCAAACCATTAATAACATGATTTGAAGCAGTCATCCGATTCATTAATTGGGCTAAACATTGCCCTAAAATAGGTGTGTAGGTAAAAATCTTTTTGCGGTACTTATAGACTTCTGCATCCTCATCTGGCTTTTTGCAGAGGTATTTCTCCAGATTTTCCCTAATCTGATTACCCCCCGCTAACAAATCGTCAGCAGTCTCATAGATGTATTTTTTAGCCAGTACATCGGGGTGATAAGTTTCTAACTGATTAAACGGGACTTTCTCAGGGTATCGCATAGGGTGGGCGGGGTTAGGTCTTCTACTTAGGTCATGAGCGTCCCTACCCTCGCCCCTTAATAGCCAGAATTATAATTTCCGTAGAGACTATCATCTTGGGGGACACTGGGTATTAGGGTATTTGCACCCATACTATCGATGATATTCTCAATATTCCGATGCTCCAAAGTAGCCAAAACGTAACGTAAAGCATCGCAAAAATGGTCTCTTTGCCCTTCAGCCACTTTCTCGGTAACATTCCCTTCTTTAGACTCTCGGTGATATGCAGTCATGTCCTCAAAAACCCTTTTACAGGATTTGGCAATAAAAAGTTTATCTTGGTGTAATAAAGTGTTAACCACCCCATTACCTTCTGATACCCTATTATAGCCCTCCATTAACTTGGGAACACCCGCTTTTCTCATGGTTAAAATTCTTCCCGGTTGTGACGGGTCAGCATATCCACGGTTGACACCATGCGTTCTGGCTAACTCAATGGCTTTCTCATTGTGGACTCGTTGTTCAATGGCCGCTTTAGGGTTGGGATTTTCCCAACAATCAATCACAAAATAAGCGGCTCCCCGTCTTCCCACCACTACTAGGGCAGGATTCACATCTCCCCAGTCCACTCCGATATATACTTGGTCAAATTTTGTCGGTAAATCGTCATCATCCAGTAAGTGTCTCTTATCTAAATCTGAGAATATCTGACCATCAAAAGATTCCCAAGATGCTAAAAATTCTTGTCTAAAGATTTTTTCGGGTAATGACTCTTTGGTTCTTTGGATTTCATCAAGGGGAATAAAGGGATTATCATAAACTGTTTTTAAAAAACTAGCCCAATTAGGAACTTCACCACCTTGTAGGTAAAGACTATGGAAAAATGTACCTGCCCCCTTGGGCGTACCAATAATTAGAGATGTACTATTTTTAGTATCAACTAAAGCAGGGCGAATCACTTCCGTCCATACAATAGGTTTTATATCTTGCATCTCATCTAATCCAGCAAAATATATCTTCAACCCCCGCATATTGTCGCCGTTATCTTCATTGGCTCCTCTGAGGATGATGTCTGGTTTATTTCCTTTAAAAACGATTCTGCATTCAGACTTAAAAATTCTTTTAACTGCTGGGTGTCCATCTAGAATATTTACAAGTGGTTCCCAGTGGATTTGTTTAGCCTGTTTTAAGCTAGGCATAACGAGCAAAACGACGGGGGGTGAAGCTTTATCATAGTTGCCGTTGTAATTAATAGCCCTTTCGATTAAAGTAGTTAATAGTAGCCTGGAATTATGGGTAGGGATGTTACTTTTACTACATAGGAAAATCCCTCCTTCTACTTGAATACACTTAGTTCGATGTCTTCCAACAGGGATTACATCGGCTATAAAAAAGCTTTCCCACGGATGCAAAATTTTACGAGGAACAGATAAATTAAGTTTTTTACTTCCCTTTTGAATGTTTTGATGGTAATAGAATATTTCCTCAGTAGTCCATGTGTTAGACTCTAACTTACGGTTTAGCTCCAAAACCCACTCATGGTTTTTCCCTGCTCTGATAACCTGTCCATTTTCAAAGACAATATCGTAGCAATCATCTTCAAATACCTCGGTAGCCGCTAAAACTTTTACAGGTAAACCCTGTTCATTATATACAGTGTCCCCAGTGAAAATTTTCTTAATCGGTTTATAACCATTTTTGGTCAAAATAGGGGTGTTTTCTTCTAAATTTTTCCCAAATCTCCTCGATGAAACCAAAACCTTGAATCTGGCAGGGTCTCCGAATACTTCTTGTTGTCCCGGGTGTAAATATAATTTTAATTTTCCAGGTTTTGCCATTATCTCTACGCTCAATCGCTTCTGTCTTAGATTGGGCGATGGGGGCTTACCCTAGCGATAAGATTTACTTATACTTCATTGATAGCTTTTTCTTACGGATAAAATATGTTGACAAACCAATAAGCGGTATGTTATGTTGGGAACATACAGACCTTAAAGACCTAAAAACCTATGCGATTTGAATTAACACCAGAAAATTTGGCTTACCTAGACTCATATATGGAGTTTACGGACTCTACAGCAGTTTACCCCGATGAAGTAGCCCTGACTTATTCCATTCTGGGTTTGGTTAATGAGTTAGCTGAAACCATCGAGTGCTATAATGACCAAATAGCTCAAGATGACACTAACCTTAAGGCAATCGCCCTAGAACTGGGGGACGTAGTTTACTACTTGTGTCGAATAGTTAAGCACCTGGGACTCCCCCCACTGTCCACCTTATTTTCACAATACTCTTTGGGCAAACCAGATTCGGTTTCTTCATTGAGATTGAGTAAAGTGTTTGAAAGAGCGGTAATTTTTGCTGGCTCCCTCGCTAGTATTCACAAAAAACAACTACGGGGTGATGAAGCATACCAATCCCCAGCTATCTTACAGTCTAAGATGCGGGTAATGCCCCTGTTCGTCATTCTTGATGAGTTATCCTGCCTGTTCGGGTTTAACAACCTTCTCAGTGTAATGAACATGAACATGGCAAAGCTATCTGCCCGAAAATTGGCAGGTACTATTAAAGGGGATGGAGATTATCGCTAATTAAACTGACTCAACTTTAATAACCCTAGCCTAGCTAGGGATTTTTTTTTTGTTGGGGGTTGACAAACCCATAAAGGCTAAGTTATACTGTTAAAGTAATCAGAAAACACTAAAGAGGTAAATATGGAAATCGTAAAACCCACAACTGTTAAAGTCCCCGAATTAGATATGGAATTGCAATTTTTTGTCAGTGCAGACGGGAAAACCTGTGGCATGAGTCAGTCTGCGTTAGCCCGATTATGTGGAGTTCAACGTGGGAGTATGTTCTCAGAGGGTCGGGTTATCGCAAATCTTTCTCAAGAAACCCCCGAATCAAAAACAGTCCCAGAATGCTTGAAACCCTTCCAAGGTAAGGTTTTCTCCCAGACGCTGAAAGGGGATTGCGACAGTGTTAATCTTGCGAACATTGTCAACAGTAAAGCCGCCGCCGCTATCATTTCCTATTACGGTTTTGAATCAAAAGCCGCTAATCCAGTGGCTCGAAAAAGTCTTTTAGCTTTTGCTTCAATCGGAATCGACACATGGATTAAATCTGTCACTGGTTATGTCTCTGACTCAGACCGTCTGGCTAACATTGAAATGGTCATGACGGGTTTAGTTGGTGAAGTACGGGAAATGCGAGAAGAAATCCGTGACTTCAAAAAAGTAGTCACGGTCTATCCTAAAATCGATGGGTGGAAAAATGGACTAAAAGGTTTGCCCTTTTATCTGCCGGAAGATTTCTCCCTAAAAGATTACCTAGAAGCAAAGGCTTTAGACTTCACTAACACAGAGTTCCGCAAAATCCGCCTTCAAGTTGCTCAAGCATGGGAAACCTTAATGGGTGAAAAACCCCCAAAACGCCATGTCTACGGGTTAAAAAACGGCAAGAAAAAACGAATCAGCACTGAGTATTTCTACCGACGGGAAGACATCCCGATGATTGAGGAAATTCTTTTGGGTTTAGACTTGACAAACCCATAACGGCTAAGTTATAATAAAGAGGTCTGGAGCAAAAGACCTTCTGGGTTTAGCTTATCGGATAAGCACCGTCCTCATAAGACGGCATAGGTGGGTTCGACTCCCACAACCCAGATTTGTTCCTTGTTTGGTTTATTTAACCCCCTAGAGTATAGGGGGTTTTTTCTTGCCTGTTAATAGTTACTGAACCATATATCCTTAAATTCTTCTAAAGCCTTTTCTAATTGTTCCCACACTCCTAAGACCGACTCTCCCCCTTGTTCCCACAGTTCTAAGACAGACTCTCCTCCTTGTTCTGGAATTACTCTAGACTTAAAGGGGGGGGTTTTCCGTCCGTTCCAGTTAACCCCTAGATTTCCATGTTCTGACTCTAAATGGATTCCTACAGCATTAGCGATTAATTTGCGCTTCTGTCCTCCCCATCGCATAGCAAATAGCATATCGGCTCTAGCGGCATTTTGATGGACTGTAGGGTAGGAATTTTCACTATTGGGAGCATACCAAGCTTGAAAGAATCCAATGGGGACATAATACCCATCCTTAAAGACACGGGGCATAATCGGGAAACGGTCTAATCTGAGCCAGACTTCCTGTTCATAAAATACGTTAGGGTCGCTAACATAATCTGTCCATTTATCAAAACCTACTGCACTAACTCGGTCAATACCGTAAATACAATCGGTTTCTATAAGCTCTTTTCGGATATGATTCATTGAGCGAGGGGGTAGAACAATATCAGAGTCAAAGTGGACTAGCCAACCGCTTTTAGATAAAATATTAGACTTCAAAAATTCATCGATTGCCTGGGATTTACCGAAAGTTTGACCCTCAGCAAAAAAAGCTTCAGTAGCATAACACTGAACATGGTGAAAGGAACATACCTCTTGGGTCTTCAGGTCTTGGGGTGTAGTGAGGACTACCAGATTGTCGAACTGCGGACGATTGAAAAGTAAAGACCAAGACAAAAAATCCGAATAACCAACACAAGTGGTAAAAGCTTCAACGGGAGAGTACATATTTTCTCAGTGGGCAGGGGGATTCAAGAATATTTTGGGCGCATACTTTTAGGCACAAAAAAACCACCGGTTAAGGTGGTTAAATTTACCGACATCCAAAATCATTACCACACATCAAGCGGCAATCCAGGGTAACGTATTTGAATCCCTAGAGCGTCGCAAGTGAACTGCAAACTATCAGATAATGGATGACTTTCTCCAAACAAATAAATGACTTTATGTGTCAGTGGGAAGTATATGTGCAAAATACTGATTAGTCTAATGGCTTTTTCGGCATTGTAATCTTCTGAGACTATTACCAATTCCTCATCTGTTAAAAAGTCAATAACACCCTCTGGAAGTTTGATAGTTCTTGGGGGAGTTATATACTCTAGTGCCAAAAAGTCGCAACAATCCTGCTTACTTTTAAACTGTGGGGGTTTGATATTCATGGCTACATGGGTTAAATGTACTTTCTTATTATAGCAACAAAAAAACCACCCGTCAAGGTGGTTAATGTTTTATTTTGTATCGTTAACCGTTTATAGTGCTGAAAAATCCTTCTATTGCCTCTCTCACTTCTGGGTGATTTGCCGGATAAACTGCTATCTCTCGCATTGCCCCGTTGACTAACCGTTTCTCTTGTTGACTTAGTTGACGACAACTCTTTTTAACGTATTTTCCAAGTTGAGACCGATTATCATGGGAAGGGTTAAATCCCATTTCTAGTGCAATCTCAACAACTCCTTGCAAGGAATCCCCAGTTAAAGTAGCCTGACTTGGCATTAAATCGGAAATAGCATGGTCAATTAGAAATTGGGCTAATCGGGGGTTATTTCGAGAAATCAATCCCTCAATTTCCACAACTGCCTTAGCTGTTTCAACAGCAACCTGACGAGATGTTAATTTAGGCTGTTCTACATGGTGCAGACTAACTGTGCCAGTTGTGACTAGCGTTTTGATTTGCTGTAGCATCCAGATTTTGAACTTCACCGAACACCAACCAGCAAACTCTAAAGCGACTTCTTCAATTGCCCATGTTCCAGTAGTTGCAGGTAAGCCCCCAACGTTAGACACCATTACGGGAATCCCCGCAATGCCCTCAAACTCAGTCAGGAACTCGGTTGTAGCATTTAGTCGATTCCAATCATTAATCCGTTTCCCACTAGCCTTAGCCATATCGGTTAGACAAACCCAGACCCGACCTTCACGATTTTCAAAGCGAATGTTGTTGGAGTTGAAATCAAAAACAGATAAATTAGACATAGTTTAGTCCAGAAATAGGTATCCCGTTTATTATAGCAACAAAAAAACCACCCGTCAAGGTGGTTTAATATTTAATTCAGAAGTAACTTTAGATTAACCTAGTGCTTCTAAAATTTTGGCCAGAATTGGATGGCGAACCGACGTACCCTTCGGAAAGAAAGTTACCCCAACACCTTCCACATCATTCAACCGGTTTGCGGCAATTGGTAAATAGGCTTCAGTTTTCAAACTACATTGGGTGGGGTCTCCGATAATACAGAGCTTTGAACCGTGTGCAATTCTAGTTACCACGGCTTTAAACAGACGTTCAGTAGCGTCCTCAGCCTCATCAAAAATAATAAAGGTATTAGACAAACTAGCTCCTTTAATATTACCGATGTGGCTAATTTCTATAGTAGAACGGAGCTTCTGGAAATCTTTAGGGTGGGCAATTTCAGAAAGATTAGTCCATAGGGGAGTTCCCAATGAATCTACTTTTTCCCCATAATCACCTGGCATAGCCCCAATATCAACCTCATCCCTGTCTCTTACAAACGGTCTTACATATAAAACACTATTAATGGGGTCATCTGGATTATTAAGAGCTAAAAGGGCGGAATACATCGCAATCAGAGTCTTACCAGTACCAGCCTCACCAACACCAATAGAAATGGTATTTGTCCGTAAAGACCGTAGAAACTGTTCTTGATAGCGGTTCTTGGGTTTCAATCCGTGGGCAATATTGACCATGTTGTTTTTATGGTTGTTAGTGACTAAATGTTTTCAACGGAATCGGGGGCTAATTCAGCACTAGCCTCAATCTGATTTGGGGCGGGTTCTAGGAATTGAGGGTAAACAGCGACATCAACATAGTCTTCTTCACTGACTACTTCAGTAGCACCCTCTACCATAAACATGATGGCAGTAAGTTGTTTATGTGCTTCCAAAGAGGCAGAAAGATTTTTAGAAACTAATTCGATAACATCACCCCGACCAGTAACTTTTTGGTCACTGTAGCCAGACTTACCCATATCCATTACCTCGGCCAAGAACTGAACCCGGGAATATAAAGTAGCATACTTTAACTCCTTTAATTCCATGCCCATTTTGACGGCTTCAGCCCCGCCCTTCCGGTATTTAGCAACCAAATTAGGTTCAGCCTCAATAACTCTGACTACTAAATCCTCATTAATATCCAAAGGAGTTATCTTCCGATTTACCCTTCGACAGATTTCCGAGAATGAGTATTCAGGGTAGCAACCCTTATAGAAACAAATAGCCTCCTTTACTAAATCTGGTAGACTTCCCTCCGTATTTACCACAATATCTTTTTTAGACCTGGACATTAAATAGCCCCCATTAAATCAGAAGTCCAAGATTTACCCGTAAATTTCTTGGGGACTTTGGTTTTAATCCGGGGGAAACCTGCTCTACCAGCAATCATATTGCGGAGATTTTCTTTTTCCTCTGGTTCACCAAATCCAGAACCTAACGCAACAGCATCGGTCATGTCAAGAATGTCCCTAGCCCGATGTTTATAATGACCAGCTAAAGCATTCATGACTTCCCAATGTGGCATAGATAGTAATTGTTTACGGCTAATTCCCATTTTGTAAAATACGGGTAAAACATCGATTAGAGTTTCCACATAGAGATTTACTCTTGCTCGATTTTGGAATCCAAAGGGACATCTAATTCCTCCTGTTGAACGGGGGTAACACCATCCTGTTCTGGTGTTTGCCCAATTTCATCCAGTAGTGTTTGTAAATGGTTATAAATACCCATGATGGTTTTAGAGCGTAATCTTTTAAAGGTTCCTACTGGTTGGCCAAGCAGTGCCTCAATCATTTTTCGAGCGGGGGCTAACATCTGGGCTTCCAATTTAGCTTTCCGTACAGCATCTTTGGCATCTTTGGTCTGTACTAGCACCACAGTACCATTTTCATCTTCTTGTCCAAAAATATTAATGTAGGCATCCATAGCCTCGCTCCGTCCAGCAAAATAGGCAATATACTGTTCTTCTAAAAGATTCTCTGGGCTAGTTACCTGATAGGTCTTACCATTTACAGTTACTTCACCCAAAGGCTCAGTGTCATCTAAGAACTGGGGGATAATCTTTTCGTCAATAAGGGTCATAAACTTTTTTATTTGTGTGACTACACTCTCAAATTGGGCGTATTTGTCTGGATAGACTGCGAGATTATGAAGATTAAGTTTCATGAAGTTAACGAGAATTTAATCGTAAAACCCAGTGGTTGATTTTTTATTTGTACCTAAAGTCGGGATTGCAGGCATATTATATGTGAGACCTATAAGGACTAAAAACTATGTCTGAATTTACCAACGCCCCTATTATTGTTAACGACTTTAGGGTAGCAGTGTACCAGATTTACCATCAGTACCAGTTTATTAAA